GTAATAATTCTCTTCGTGCAGGGGAGAAGTAGGGCTGAGTGACTGGATCAGGGCATTGAACCCCGTCTTGATCGCCTCCAGCATGATCCCATGCTGGGGACCTAGCCGGACATCAATCTTCAGATGCCAGCCCCCATCATCACCATGTTTATGGCTCTCCATGCGTACTGCGGCAACTCCCATATGGGAATTTCTTTCATTCTTAAACCTAGATTCGAAATGGGAATAGTCAGGCATTTTAGCCTCCAAGGATTAAATTGTGATTGGGAAATTTGATACCAAAAAGATGGGTAATTGAATAGCAGCATCAGGCCATCACTATCTTGCCCGACTGTAGTTCCAGTATACTACTCAGATAATCATGAGTCAATATTTCAGTGGGCTATCTTGTCTTCATGAACTTCTGGATATGAACATCCCGGATGATATTCTCCAGAACTTTAGCTGAGATCTTCTGTACCAGCAACACAGCAGGATAGCAGTCCAGACAGATCTCTGCCGGATCGTGGGTAGGCTTGCTGCAATACTTATAGGGTTTCATTTCTTCCCCTCCAGTTCGGCATCCTATCTGGCCACAGAGTTCTGCCCGCTAGAAGTGGTCGTTGGGGTCCCTTCCCCCTTGCGCTCGCTGGCCGCATTGCGCTCGGATAGCCAGAGCTGACATGCGGGGCAGCGAGGCGCATAGAACTTCCCGGTCCATTCGAATACCGTCTCGCAATTCGGGCAACAAATCTCGTAGACGAAGCCGAGTTTATGCTCGGTCCAAGCGCGGCAGGGGTGCGCCGGGATTGCATCGCGGCAACTCTTGAGAATCACCATCGCGTTCTGATAATCGCGCCATTTCGGCAAGTTCCACGGATCAAATGTTCCCATCAATCGCCTGCCCGCTCTATACAAAAGCCAGAACTCGTTCGGGTGCGACAGCATGTGTTGTGGGCATGATAACTCACGCAACACCCTCGATTCGCCCGGTTTCATAGCCTTCTCATTTTCTCTTTCTCCAGTTCGGCAATGCGGGAGCGCAATTCCTCCCAGCCACAATCGCAAGGATGTTCAGTGCACGGTTTGGCTGAGCCGCATTCGCGGCAAGATGGCGCGTGGTCACCGTATCGTATGATCTCCTCCTTCAGCGCGGCTATCTCCTTTTCGCGCTTGTTGAGCAAGTAATTCTTTCGTTCTAATTCGTCGAAGTTGCCTCTTCCGTTGTCCAAGTCTTCAATTTTCTGCCGTAGCGCGGCGATCTCGTGGCGGACCTCCTCAATCACCTTGGCAGTCCAGCAGGCGTCAATATCCCTATCGTGCGCGGCTAGATAATTGCCTAGTTTGGTAAGCGAGTCTGGTAACGCTGTCGGTTTAGGCCATGGTGGAATTGAATCCCTGCGTCGTTCTTCTGTTTCGTGAGGGCATATCGCGCCTTGGATTGATAGATCGTAGTCGTGGCCGCAATTCAGGCATCCCCTAATCTGAGGCTCTAACGCTGCGGACACGGGCTGCTTGGGAGCGGCGGCACGCATTTCCTCTGCAATCTTTTGACGACTCGCAAGCGTACTTGGGTCGGGGCATTCGCATGTCAGCAGGTCGACCTGATTGCGTTCTTCGTTTCCGCATACTGGGCAAGGCTCCGGCGCTGGCGGCTGCGGAGTGGAGTGCCACCCATTCGGGCAATCTCCGCGTACTTCCTCGACATCTCCGAACCCAGTCGAGACTGTATGGAGTAACACAGTCTTGCGAACATCCTTGTCGTTGCTTCCGCAACTCGGACACCACGTCTCCTGGTTCACTGGGCACGTTCCCGGCGTATTTCAGGATTTCCCCATTGCCGTGGTGTCAAGTGTCGCTTGCCGATCCTGTAGACGATCATCCTAAGATTCGAGAGCACGACATTGTTCGCGGATGTTGTAACGGTCACTCGCCCTCCTTCGCCAGCAGCGCCAGGCATGTGGTGATTCGGTCACGTTGTTCCTGATCCCAATCTGACCACGCTTCGCCCCACTCACCTTTCACAACATCGAGTATCTGCGCAACGTTAGTTAGTAAGTCAGGTAATAACCGCAGCGTCTCCACTAGCTCCCTATCCCCGGCACGCTTTCCGGCTGCGTAGGCGTCAAAGTATGTCGTATCGGATGTGCGCCCTGGAGTTTTCACGGGGCATTTCTCAGAGTGTTCCATGCCCACCAACGCGCCGTCACACTCTGGATATCCCAAACATAGCGGCTGCGCTAAACTCCACTTCTCGAACTCCGCCCGCTCCTCACTCATCCCTTTTTCCTCCCTCCGCTGTCTCGGGCCGAGCACATAGCTTACGCAGGCAAGCCGCTTCCATTTCGGGCGTATGCGCGGTGCATGAGATTCCGCAGTTCGCACAATTCCATTCCGGCTCGAGGTTGACGCCGATCAGATCGTTCCCTATTCGGTCGTAGCCAAACAAATCACCGAGCAAGCTCATTTCCCTCCCTCCGTGGCATCGGGCCGACAGCGCAGCCGCATTGTTCCGTTCAACTACGGACCATCGCTACGCTCAGGTCCTCGTTTCACTAAAATCCCTCCCGTTTTACCCGGGGATGAGGAAACAGCCCTCCCCAGGGAGCATAGATGGGATCTTGGTAGTCGGGTTGATTGTGTTTCAGGACTTTGTTGCGCACCCGCAGGGGTAGCTCATTGGCCAAGGCATGGAACTCCTCAGCTTCTTTGATGGCCCGGGTAACAGCAGCGTTGATATTGGCGTAGTCCATAGGACTCCAGTAATGTTTGGGAAGTCGGGGGAATGGAAGTAGGTCTCCCATTGATCTATTCTATGTAATAGGTACGGGTGAGTCAATTATTCAATAGTGGGATCATGCCAATACCGGGTATTGATCTCAGCAGTAGCCATGAGCCTCTCGGGATAACCATCCCGGCGCAGAGTGTCGGTGATCTTCTCTCCCGGAAGTGGTCGGTAGGGTTTGGGAAACCCGTACTTCCAGCCATCAGGGGGATCGTACATATTGAAATTAGGAGCGGTTATTTTATATTTGGCATGGCCACGTTGTTTAGCCACAGCGAGAAGCCTCCTTGGGTGATGGGACTAGTCTGGCCGCATTCATCGCATTCCCCATTTTCCCAGAGTGTATCGCTTAACATGCATCTATGCCCACAGTGCTCACAGGTAAACTTGAAATGGATGGTGGCTCCCGGGTAACGCTTGAGAGCATCGTCAGCCAGCTGCATCAGCTCATCTCGGGGAAGGTCTTTAGGAGAGGTCATTGTTCCTTGTCCCCCATTGCCAGAATGCACGCCATACATACCAAGGGATTCTTACCTACTGCGTAGATGGCCTGACCGCTGGGAGCCAGAATGCATTCCTCATTGCATACCCAGCAGAAATATCCCGCCTGAGTCCCGGGGTCATATTTCTCATCCAGAGGTTGATCAGCCTCGGATAATCGCACTGCTGCAATGGGCACTCCCGAGTCAATCACAGTCTGATCTGGGACTACTTCAACCTCCAGCCCAGCAATATTGACCATTCGTTTACCCACTGGCAGCCTCCGGTTGCTGGAAAGTGTCCAGATAATCAGTCAAGTGGTACTTCCCTGCAATGGCCCGGGCAGCAGGCCGCAATAGATGCCAGTTATCCATATCAGCCAAAATGAAAGCCTCAGCAAAGGCCCGCAGAAAGCTGCCATGATTACCTCTGCCATTGAAGATCTCAATGAAGATATGTCTTAGCTCAGAGTCAGTCACGATTTCACCTCCGCCAACTGTTCTGCCAGCTGCTCAGTCTCAGCCACCACTTCTGCCTCAGTCCAGTAGTGAGTAGTAATCCCATGAGTGAGATACTTGAGGTTCATGTGATGCATAGTAGTCAGCACATTGCGGGTCTCTTCTGAGAGTCCGGGAGTATCGGGATTAACGCTGGGATCATACATGGCATCTTGGAAGTGGGCACAATCAAAGCCAAACCACCAGCCCTGGCCATCACTATGCTCAGTGCAGGGCTCCTGCTGAGCAAAGGTTAGGCCCCCATGGACACTGACTTCTACATCATCATAGTCCTTGCCATATTCAGAATGACCCGGTGGAACCCTAACATAGCCACACCGACTCCCTGCCTCTCTTCCCATCACTACTGCACAGCTCAATCCCTTATACTTCCATTCCCGTTCAATCTTGTAGGGTGCTACTGGTAAACACATATCTTCCTCCTATTACTACTAAGTTATAACTCTATTGCTTCGCCTCGCTCGCGCTAACGCGCTCCCTACGGCTATCGGGATGCACTCCATAGCAACGTAGTGTAGCGGGATCATCTCTTACATAGATCCCGGATTGGTGTGGTCGACTACAGTAGCAGCAGGGAATAGGTTTCTCATCCCGGTACATCTCCCGAAAGCGATAGGGTTCTTCCCCGGGATGCTTCTTCTCCCAGCAGTCCTCGCAGATAGAGTGAGTCCAGCGGCTGCTCACGGCTTGGCTCCCTTCATCAGCTCCTCCGCATACTCCTTAGTGGCTATTTTGGAATAAGCATAAGGCTTATTGCTAAAGGCCTCCATGAAGGCATCAAAGTTGGGATAGTCCCGGTACAGCAACTCATCTACTTGGGGAGGATTGGGTCCATCGTGGGATTGCATCTCAGCCAGCTTGAATACCAGTCCCCGGATCTTGTGAATGGCCTCATCAGGAGTTGAGGTTTCCTTGGTTTCGACGTGGTACCAGTGTTTCTCATCCTGGGAGTCAAACACCTGGTCATCCTTGTGGTAGCGGAAACGGAAGTCAAAGTGGAAACTCCCGGGCTTATCCTTCACGGGTTGCAGACAGCCCATGAAATCGATTTTGTCATCGAGACCAATGAACCAGAGCCCCAGAGGAGGATTGTCAGAGTGAAGTTCAATCATTGGGATACCTCTATTTTCTCAGCAATGAGATGGGCTCTCACCAATGCAAGTAGTCGGGCGGCCTCTTGTTGCCGGGATAGTCCACCCTTGACCTGGCGCTGGTCGTAGGGAATCTCTCCCGACATTTCCCGGAGGAAGTGGATGAGATCAGGTAAGAGTTGGGCAGGGATCACTTGGCCACTCCTTTCTTCTGCTTAAGAAAGCAGTGCTTGAATTTCTCATAGGGCTTGATCCAGTAACGCTCAATGGCAGTGGCGATACTCTTAAATGATTCACCGCCATCGTTGCGATCAGCGGCTGACTTGGGGCCGATACTTGGGATTGAATCTTGGACTCCCAGCCATTCCATGGGGCCTTCAGCAAGTTCGGTATCACCTTGCAACTCGTTATTGCTAAGACCGGATAGATGAGCTGCTACTCCCAACACGCAGAACTTAGGGGCTTTATAGTCATCGAAAAGTTGTCCAGTTGTTTGTTTATACTTACCACTTTGCAATGCTCTCACCCACTTCCGAACATTGGCAATGTTGAGTTTGGTAATATCGGTACCGTATTTAGCAACAATCTTCTCAGTGTCCATAGTCTCTCCTCTCTTGAGTTGGGATATCGAACGGGTTGGTAGGTTCCGGGATGGGATCAGAGTCAGGCATGGCAGTCTCCAGAAAATGGCATGGCCCCAGCTGGGGGAGTCTCTGGGGCCGTGGGCGGGGGAATGAAAAGTGACTCGGGCTATCTGCCCCCTCGGTCAGCAGCCAACGAGTCCCGCCGGATGAATTCTTGGTTGATAGCGTTGAGGTGTTGGATTTGTTCAGTAGTGAGTGGACCATCTTGCAGAATGATATGCAGAACTTCCTCGAACATTTCCAGATCGGACTTCTGGGACAGATTTGGGATTTCAGTCTTGGGCAGCATAACTACGGTCATATTTTGACTCCTAGTTTTTTGAAGAACTCAGTATCGGCAGCAACCCGATTAGGAGCGGGCTGCAATTGCTCCAGCGACCACTGGCCAGTGAGGTTAATGGTCTTGGCTTCCCCGCAATCACATACCATGAGAATTTCAGTGCAGGGACACTTGGTATGGAGCCATTGCAGCTGAGTGACTCCGGTTACTTTCCAGCGATGGGAATGGAACCAAGCCATAGGAATCCTCCTTGGATTTGGCCGGGGACAAGAAGTGGGCCGATGACAGGTAGAACAATCAACCACCAACACATAGGGACAATCAACTACTTCATTTCAGCCACTAACAACCAATTAACAAGTTGTCCTCTTTTGTAGAGAGGTAACGGTTTACAGGACCGTTGCAGCCATTGCAAATATATCGCCATTGCAGGTGCGTCGCTGGCTAGTCATCCACTCCTCACTTCCTATCCCCGATATAGAAAATTAAGTCAACTCTCCCAGAACCGCATCGTTCTGGTCATAGCCCAAAACTTCTACTGTGGCATTGGTACGCTTGATGGCGTCATTGAGCAGGCGCATCTCCCGGGCAATGAGGGTGATCTGCTTGTCGAGCAGCTTGGGATCGTACAGGGGAGTCTTGGTGATGGTCTTATCAGCGTTCGCTCCCAAGTAGCGCAGCTCTGAGGCAGAGTTTTGGTTACGCAGATTGACTAGCTCATCGTGACGATGGGACAGAGTCTTCTGCCAGTTAAGGGCTTCTGAGATGGTTATTTTAGCCATAGAGATTCCTTTCAGAATGGATTTGGAATACTTGGAGGGTGCAACTACTTTCGTAATCTAGTCCTGGCCTACGCTTAAGTCTAATTTCAAGGGGAATGCCCCTCCCCTGGGCCTGCTCACCAGCTCACTGCAGAAAGCCCTCTGCCATGGATACACTGGTCACTCTGGGACTATTCATCAAGCTCTCGCTGGGGACCTTGGTGGCAATTGCCATTCTGCTGGTCATGGGGAATGATTAAAGGCCTATTGCTGAAGCTCCAGACCACCTAGAATCGTTTCCCAGGCCTTAACCCACCCCGGAATACCCCAGACGGGTTCTCGGGGCTCTCAGAGGCCCCTAGCAGCCTTTTCAGCTGGGAGATTCTGGCCTCTGCCACTGGTCTGAGCCCGGAATCGAGCGAACTCTTAGCCGACTCCAGCCTCTCCAGCTCTTCTAGCAGTTCTTCCCGGGTCTTCGAATTGGTCATGGGATCTAGGCAGCCCTCGGTTTTGTCTGGCATTCTACACAAGTAGTCCAGCGGGCCAATGGGTCATTGCAGTGACACTCCAGAATCTCTCTACACTCGGTGCATTTATGGCTATGGGCACTCCAGTCCAGATTGGGCACTACCCAGCCCAGATTGGCCCAGGCTTGCAGTCTGGTTAGCATCTCAAACTCTTTTCCGGGGGAGGAACAGATGGATCAAAATGGATTGGGACGGAATATTAGCACTAGCAGCAACACTACGGTGAGACTACTGGCAGCAATCAGAAGCCATCTCATTCCAGCCTCCTCAGGGATTCACTTCCCCAGTTCAGCAAAGCCACGATTCCCCGAATGGTCTGTGCCATTAGCCACAAAAAGAACAACACTGACAGGATTTCCCACATAGCTGTAACCCCTTTGTTTTGTACTTTAGCAATAGGCCTATTGCTCAGACCTGATGAGGATTGTTTACTGCAGAACGGACTCAAGAACAAGGGAGACAATGAGCAGGAATTATCTGCGCTCAACCCTAAGCACTACAACCAGCTTCCTGTTCATTGCTCCCTTGATCTATACTAAGTATAGTCTTATCAATAGCTTGAGTCAAGTTCTGGGACTATATGGTGAAAGTAGTTTTGGGCAGATTGGATGGGAGTGGACATGGAATACTTGGGAATATCAGGGGTGTAATTAATTAGCAGTAGTTTTTTACCGGACGGGACTCTGGGACCAAAAAAATAGCCTAGCAGGGAATCTAACCCCACTAGGCTATTTAGTTTACGATTGTCTCACTCCCAGTACCAGCAGAATGAGTAACAGTTCTGACAGTACCAGTATGCAGGTTGCCATGAGACTAGGCGACTGCTACCGTCTGTTCAATTTCTTCGTGGGCTTTCTTCACTTCCAACTTACGCTCACTGATTTGCTTAGTAGCAGCATCGAATGCGGTCTTGATGTCATTGGCGGACATTTCAACCATTGCCTCTACCAGCAAAGCGGTAAGCAGCTTGATGGCCCGGTTAGCGCTGACACTCTTGTTTGTGATATAGGCACGGAACCCCTTGACCACTCCGACATGCTTTTTAGTCATGGTTTCCGCATCCCATTTTCTCCCGCCCGGAGTGGCTGACCGTGAGTTGCTCACAAGCTTGTCCACCGCATCGACAAACTTCCGGGCAGCTACTTCGCAGACTCCGGAATCGGTACTCTCAGGGATTCCCCCAATAGCGCCAATAGCTTCGTCCACTGCGGGTTTCAGTTCGCCATTCACTGAGTCAAAGCAACCCTCACCTCCCCAGATACGGGACAGAGCGGTTTTAAAGACCTTGTTTTTGGCGAACTTGTGATTGAAGGCAGATGCCAGAGCAATGTAGCGGTAGCAGGTTGGGAGAGACTTGCGCAAGGCTTTGACCACGCAATCAGCCAAAAACTTACCGAAGTTTTCCCCCAGCAACTCCCGTATGGAAATCAGAGTAGAGCCGATTTCTACCCGGGACTGTGCTTCATTGGCGAACTCGCTCAAAAGGTCATCATACAAGCTTTTCAGCTTGCTACTCTGGTCTTTGGGAAGCGCTTCCGTGAAGGTTCCGATTACCTGAGAGGGGGTGAATATTTCAGTGACCTTGGCCTTAGCTTCGGTCGCCTTATCTTTCAGACTCTCAGTAACTGGAGACTTCGCGGGAGAGACTGCCAATGTGCCTGCAGCTAACTTCTCTTGTAATTCTTGTTTCATTGTACGTGCCATGGTAATTACCTCAATTGATATTTTGCCCACTATCGTTTGGCTAGTCCGGTCACTCGTATTGGATTACGAGTGTAAGGTATCGCACCTCAAGTCTTGGAGCCGATGAGTGTCAATCACCGTTTCAGGTCGGTACGCTTCACGCCACTTGCAACCGACCGCAACCCCTCAACTACGCCACTAGTATGCGCCTATTCCCCTCTTGTGTCAATATTACAACGCTTGTAATCCACTCATAATACTATACTTATACTATATTCTATCTTGCAAACCATTTTCATAATCCCCATAACCCCTTTAGAATCAGTACACCTCTGTAACTCATTGATTCTAATACTGTTATACCATTATCAAAATGATAATGAGAATTGAGTGGAGTAGTGATTCTAACTTGTATCAATGTTAGTATTGAACCGTTTTAGCTTATGGGAAACCTGATAACCTTACGGGCACGTACTGCTAAACCCCTTACTCAAGAGGAATATAGACGCTCTGATGAACTCTTTGCTGAGTACTGTAGTCGGCCACAACACCGTACCCGATTGACCGCTACGCTTATCGCTTCTCTCAGGGCTGCAGCTAACCGAGTAGCACGTCATGGCTTACCACCGTCCTACAATGAGCGACTCGGTTATCACTCATGGAAGAAACGGAAAGCTAAAGCGCTTGCGATTGCCATCTACGGAGACCCGACTGCCACTCAACCAGACTACGACTGACCGCAGTCCATCGGACTGCATGAGCACGCCAGTGCGAATCAGGGAGGTTCCCGGGAGATCCACCGAGCCCCCAACGCTTATTCTGTCTACGGTCTCTCTGGCGGGGGCCCTGGCCTCCACAGATCTGGGGAGTAGATCTACGGTAAACTTTGTTGTACCGGGTTGTATTGGGAGTTGTACTGGAATTGAGGTCGGTTGCTGGTTCCCCGTGTCCCGCTCGCACCTGTCCAGCTTATCATGCCTGTCAAGTGGTAATTGACTTGACTTCCTGTATACAAAGTGGTATTTGGTTTACCTGTGGAATACCCCAGAGTACGGGCATTCAAGATAACGATTCCCATGGATGAGTGGCTCATAGCCAAAGCCAAGGGAGAGCACCGTAAGGTGGGGGACATGATCCGCATATTGCTCATGAGAATCATGGAAGAAGAGTCAGAGGAAACTGAGTTTGGATACCACTCCCATGGCTAACTACAACTGTACCATCATCAGACCCACCGGCTTTCTCCACAGCTCAGCCTTTGAAGAAGTGAGATCTTCCCTGACCTGGGCCCTCAGCTCACTGGGTCACAAAACCATGTCCACTGAGAATGCCTTTGCCATGCCCGGTACCGGTATCAACATTATCTTCGGAGCAGAACTGTTCTCCCCGGACAAAGCCCTACCCCCCGATTCCATCATCTACAACTTGGAACAACCCTCTCATCCCTCCATGGCTAATCTTCACAATCTGGTGGCCTCCTCCGGATCTAAGATCTGGGACTACAACCAGCTCAACGTGGCTAATTGGCTTAAGTCAGGCATCCCTGCTCACCACATCCCCATCGGCTACACTCCAAACCTTACCCGTATCCCCCGAGCAACTATCCAAGACATAGACGTGTTCTTTGCAGGCTGGATGACCCCCCGTCGCGCCAAGCTGATCCAAGACTTAAGAGCTGCTGGACTCATTGTAGTAGCCACCGACTCCTGCTACGGAGGGGGCCGGGACCAACTGATCTCCCGCTCCAAAATAGTCCTCAACGTTAACCACGACGGCAGAAGTCTGTTCAATATCGTCAGGGTAAGCTATCTACTCGCGAACTCAAAGTGTGTGGTCAGTGAGATGGCCTCAGATCTAGACACCTATGCCCGAGATCTCAACGGGGCCCTTACCTGGCACCGTTACGAAGACCTGGTAGATGCCTGTAAAGTACTGACAGGAGACGAGACCCTGCGCCAAGAGATGGAATCCGATGCCCTGGCTTCCATTCAGAAACTGGACTTCACCCAATCAGTGTCCCAGGCCCTCAATGGAAACCATAATCTGAGCCAGGCCGGTGACTCATATCATTCCCCCATCCTCCTCCGTTACAACCAGGGCTTAGCCCAGGGCGACATGAAGGACTTTCTACCCCTGCTCAGAAGCTTAGCCAAGGGCCAAATACTGGAGATCGGGGTCCGTGACGGGGCCTCCACTTCTGCCCTCCTACTGGGCCTGGAACAAAAGGGTGGTCACCTCACCTCAGTTGATATCAATGACTGCTCCGGTCTCTGGACCCATCCGCAGTGGCGTATCATATGCCAAGACTCCCGAGCCTGTGTATTCGATGAGCACTCTTTTGACCTGGCTCTCATTGATGGCGATCACTCCCCCCAGGGCTTCACGGCAGACTTGAGCAATGCTATGCGCTGGGTTAAGCCGGGAGGACTTGTGCTCTGCCACGATATTGCCCCCCTACCGAACCATACCCGGGAAGCAGCTGGGGGTGATTGGCCAAGTGAATACGTAGGCGAGTATTTCTGGAAGTACACCTCTGAGCACAAGCTAAGATCGTTTATTTACCCGGGCACCTGGGGCCTTGGGGTCATCGTGAAAGACCCGCAATGAACATCCTCTTCCTCTCCCCCGCCACACGCATGGACTACCAGTGTGATGCTGCTTTCATTGGCCTGCGTCAACTCTTCGGCCCCACGGTCATCGACTATCCCCGTATTCCCCATCTCTACCAGGACTACGGCGACGTATCATCCCTCTATGGCCGGGGCTTCACCATGACCAAGATCCTCCCCGAGATCCCCATTGACCGTACCCATATCAAGGAGCGCATCACCTCCCGGGAATTCGATCTCATCATCTACGGCTCCATCCAGCGTGACCAGTCTTTCTTTGATCTATCGGTATCCCGCTATCCCCGGGAGAAGATTCTACTCATCGACGGGGAAGACCAATCTCACATGCTCTTCAATCTGACCCGCCACGGCCTTTACTTCAAGCGCGAGCTACCTCAACTCATGCCTCAGGTCTACCCCATCCACTTCGCCATTCCCACTTCCAAGATCTCCACCATCAAGCCCTCAATTAAGTCTCAAGTCCGGGCCTACTCTGATCCCCGGGATAGATCGACCTACATATTCCAATCAGAGCATGACTACTACTCTGACTATTCAAAGTCACTGTTTGCCTTCACCATGCGCAAGGGCGGCTGGGACTGTATGCGGCACCTGGAGATTATGGCTAACGGTTCTATCCCATTGTTTCTGGATCTCAGTGAATGTCCTACCACCACCTGCACCCATCTTCCCAAGCCAGAACTCTTAGAAGCCCTCACCTACATTGACCGAGATGGATATTACTGGGATACCGCTGAAGGTAGGTCAATCTGGAAATCCCTGCATGGCCGTATCCACCTCAAGTTCGTATTCCATTGTACAACCGATCGTCTGGGCCAATACATCATCGAGACCCAGCATCGCGAGTCCAGCAAGGTGGCAGCATGAAACCGGTAATTGACTGGGATAAACTCCGTCAGCGCAGATTATTTCTAGCCTATCCTTGCTATGGCAATATGCTTCACATTGGGTTTCACAACTCAGTCATGAGTCTTGCCCTCTCCTGCCAGCGCTCCGGGATTCATTTGGGCATCAAGGCGGTCGGTTGTGATTCTTTGGTCCCCCGGGCTCGCAACCGACTAGTCGCTCATTTCTTGGACACCCGAGACACCGACCTTCTATTCGTGGATGCAGACATCAGCTTCTCCACTGAAGATGTCTTCACTTTGCTCTCATGCGATGAGCCCATTGTGGGAGGAGTCTACCCTCGTAAGCAGCTGGACTGGACCCGTATTCAAGCTGCAGCCAAGGCCGGAGTCTCTCCCGACCAGCTCCCCTACTATGGCTTTATCCCAGTCATGAACTGGTCAGTTCCGGGAGACTACTCGCTTGAAGACTTAATCGAGGTGCGCCATCTGGGCACCGGGTTTTTACGCATCAAGCGCGAGGTCTTTACCACCATGATCGAGAAGCTGGGGGACTCCATCACCTTTGACTACTCCGCCGATGAGCCCCTCTTCCAGAATCGCACGGGCTACGATTTCTTTCCCACGGGTCCGGATATCCGCTATCCTCTGGGCAGTGGTGGTAGGCAATACATGAGCGAGGACTGGGCCTTCTGTGAGCTGGCCCGTCAATGTGGTTTCAAGCTCTATGCAGCCCCGTTAGTAAGACTAGTCCACTCCGGCTACATGGACTATGCGGGTTCTATTGAGGTCTTTGATCAAGCCACCGAAGACGCTCTCCAGGAAGTGAAATGAGTAGATACTTGAAAGCTCCCCAGTGCCATTGGCCCCAGTGCAAGCGCACTATGTTTTTGCTCAACGAGAACGAGGCCTTCTGGTTCTTCCAATGTGAATGTGGGTGCTCCCGGGCCCTAACCAAACCAGCCCAACGAGCGTCATCACTCTACACCAAGTATCAGAACGATCTGGATCAACAGCGTCGCCTTACCCGTTATCTTGAGATGAAAAAGGAGTACTCTTTTCCGGGAGGAAAGCCATGACTATTTGTCCTGATGACGCTCACGAATTTCTTATCAAGAAGCAGCGTATTGCGGTCGATGGACCAGAACAAGTCACAGAAATCACTGAGGTATTCTGCCGTAAGTGTGGCACTGTTTGTTTTCTTACTCAGAAGGAAACAGCTGAGCCTTCCCGCATTAAATTAGCCCGATCTACTAACTAGGAGATTTACATGCCCCGAGTCTGGACCCCAGAACAACGTGTTGCTTTCGGTGAGAAGATGAAGGCCAAGCGTGCCGCCAAGCGTGGTGAGGTAGCCAATCCTATTGCCACAGATGTACTACCTCAACCCGCCAAAAAGCCTCGCGTCATCTCTAAGCCTGCACCCACCCACACTGTTTTGATTGCCAAGGTAGCATACAAGGTACTGGATCTAATCAATGAGCTGGAATCAATTCCTCTCCCAGACGTGAGCTACTCTGATTGTGGATTGTTACTCAATGCTCTCAACGTATGCTCCACTTCTGTAGCCCAAGCCCGCCGCCAGAAACAGGAATCTCTCGATGCAGGTACCCACCGAGCTCCCTGCAAGACCTGTGGCCGTATGATTGATATCTCAAAGTCGGGTGGTTTCCAGATCCTGACCGAGCGAGATCAATTCCACATGCCAATCAATTCCTACTACTGTTCCCAGAATTGTCTGCTGGCCCGCAACATGCCCAGCCATGCCAAATCTACTCCCCGCCAGAAACAGGTGAACCAAGCCTAATGTTCAACTTGGACCGAGCCGAAGAGTTCATGGTTCGTTTACCCATTCGGGATAAACTTTCCCAGAGGCTTATCCCATTCTCCCTGAATCCTTCCCAGCGTAAAGTCCACACTGCTCTCAAGAAGCAGCACTCTTCGAACCGTCCCATGCGGGCAGTGATTCTGAAAGCCCGTCGCCAGGGCATCTCTACTTACACAGATGCACTACTGGCAGTTCACAGCACCAGTAAGTCAGGAGTGAATTCTCTTATCGTTACCCACGACTTCAAATCTTCTAAGGAGCTATTCAAGACCCCTCGCACGCTGGTCACTGAGTCCCTTCCATCTCAGAAGACACTTAAATCCATTCTCAATCTTCCTCCTATGACTCAGCACAAAATCACATTTCCCCACTCCAGTGGAGATTCATATCTCTCGATTGCAACTGCTGGAAACGTAGAAGGTGGCAGGGGAATGAGTCTTACTGACTTGCACTGTAGTGAGGCAGCGTTTTACCCGGGCTCGGGAACCTTTGCTGCATTGCTTCCCACTGTCCCCAGATCAGCCGATACCATCATTGTGGTTGAAACTACCGCCAACGGTCGCACCGGTATTGGAGAAGTCTTCTACGATTTCTGGAACGCCAGTGTTCGTGGTGACACCGAGTTCACTCCCATTTTTCTCTCCTGGTTAATTGACCCTACTTGTGTCGACTACGACCATCCTGTCCCCGATGCCCCCAAAGATGACGACGAGCGCCTGCTCATGACCGAGGGTATCAACATTGACGGTAAGCTGATCAAGGCTACTCCTCAGCAGATCGCCTGGCGGCGCATGACCATCGACTCTCCCGCCTGCCGGGGCTATGTCGAGATCTTTGACCAGGAATTCCCGGTCACCCCAGATGTGGCCTTTATCTCGACTGGGGAACCGGCATTTACCCGGGAAGAGATGTCCATTGCCCGCAACTCCATTCAGCCCTACAAGAAGGTTGAGATTGCAGGCGAGGTCTTCTCCGGAACCAGCTCCAGCCACATTTACTGCAAGCCCAATGACGTTAGCCCAGTCCTACAATGGGAACCTCCCATCAAGGATCACCGTTACTATTTCGGAGTTGACGCAGCGCGAGGTAAAGATGAAGGCGACTTTGCGGCCATCGTAGGCCTTGACGGAGAAACAGGTAATCAAGTTCTTAGATATGCTCAACGAGTTGATCCAGAATACCTGGCCCGACTCTGCCATTATATTGGTCACTATTATAACCGTGGAATGCTTTGCATTGAACTCACTGGAAACCTTGGGCTGTGGTGCCAGATGCGACTCCGAGATTACTTCCACTATCCCAACCTCTATCGTTGGCGCGGTACTAGAGACGACAAAATTGCCCCCGGATACTCCGCAGGCAAGCGGGGTGGTAGCTACGGTTGGGAGACTACCTACCGTTCCCGGGAACGCCTCCTGATTACCTTTCGGGAATCCATTGTTCATCGTATGTGTACCGTGCGTGATGAGGAAGTAGTACGCCAGATGGACGTAGCTACTCGCAAGGATTCCTGGGAGCGCTGGGAGATCGCCTTCGGTCACGACGATGTTCTCATGGCCTATATGCTGGCGAATGTGGCCCGCTCTGAGTGGCATCCCAGAAAGCTAGAAGGAGCTACCAGCTCACTCTCCACCGATGCCGATCAGGATTCCCGGGCTCTCCAGAAGCTGAATCCACAAATGACCTTCGAGCACTTGGGCTCAGTGACTGCCGGAGTCTACAAGCAGCTCCTCCGCGACCGGGATCGCTATGACCGCGAGCAAGAGCAGAAAGCCAAGGGCTGGCGATGAACAAGCTATGGAAAGTAATCGTTGCGATCTATCATCGCGAGCCTCGCGGACACATCAGCGATTTATGGGCGGAATTTCGTGGAACTGCTGTGTTGTGTGGCAGGCCTCCTTATCAGTACCTGCTTGTGGTTGACAAGAAGGCGAGGAGACAATGATGCACTGTTCCCGCAAACGCAAGCGGCATCGCTGGATTAAACTGAAAAACTGGTACGTGTGTAGGCATTGTTGGAGGAGAAAGCCATGATCATGAACTCCTTCCCTCGCACGCAGGGAGCCCTTTCCCGCGAGTCCTACCTGACACTTCTCCTACTGGCCCTCATCGAGCAAACCGGTGGGGAACTCCGCCTCAGTGCGCAATCACTGGAGAAGCTGGACAGCGGTGGTACACTTCTCGTGGACTGGGATATTTCTGCTCAGCAGTGTGTTCTACGGGCAGGCTCTCCAGCTCTAGTCATCGCTCCAGTCCGAGGCTCCGGATGGACCACAAGCACTTCGATCCCGAAGCAATCACCTCTCTCGTCCGATCCCTCAAAACACCGGGTGATGACCGAGGACCAAATCCTGGAGGATCTCAAGAAGCGGGTTCAGGCAGATGCGATGCGGCAATGGAGAGCCCAGGGAGCAGAAGCAGTGGCCGGGATGCCGGAGCCGGAAGAGCCCAGGCATTGACTCCCCAGCAGGTACTGGCAGAAATATTCCGGGAATTCTCCCATAAGCGTAAGCAGGAGAAGGTATCTGCCTGGATGTATCTTCAAACTGCATTGGCAGAGAATGCTGGGATTATTTGCCCCGCCATTGTGTCCCTCAAGGATCTGATTGCAGCCACCGCGAATGTGGAAGAACTTTTAAAGGGGCAACAGGGAGATGCTGGGAAGTCCCCAGCAGAGTATCTGGAAGAATGGCTTTCCCCGGAGACTAAGCCACAATGAGCACCTCTGCCATCATGACCGGTCCCAGCTGGAGTCGCAATGCTACTCCCAGTGGCAGTGATGAGCGTCCTACATTAGTTCAGCAGATCGACCTCCTGCAGCGTATTGCCAAGGATGCTAAACGTGATCTTCTGGGGGAGAGTTGGTTCAGAAATGTCAAGGACTTTTACTCCTTAGATGCCTCCCAGGGCACCGGTCCACTGGTATTCCGTCCCCGGGTCGACATTCCAGAACTGCAGATGCAGATGTTGTCAGAGACGGCAGAGCTGACTGACAACTCTCCCGTTATCTACCTCACCGATGAAGAAGGAAAACGGGATGTCAAGCGGGAGTCCATCTACCGTGGTATCTGGAAGCAAGAATGGTATTCACTTTCCATTATGATGGCTCAGCTTTGGGCCAACTTTGCAGGCACCGGAATACTGGCTGCAGGGATTGATCCCTTTGCCTATAACGGCAGGGGAAGTGTATGGCTTGATGCCATTGACCCTGACGACTTTGATCCCGACCCGACATCACTCGATGATTCCTGGGAGTACGCCGTCTATACCCGTCCCATGACCTTGGATGCGGTACGTAGGCGTTGGCCGGATACAGCCTACCGTATCTCTCCCAAGCCCTCTGCCCGTACACCAGTGGGCGGTGTGACCCCTTCCATGCAGATGCCATTCGGGCCACTGACCTCGATGGGCGGTGCTCCAGCATCCCGAGGAGTACCCTCCACGGGTCTAGTCAGCGTCCGCTTCTGCTACACCCTTGATCCCACTCCAGAAAAGGTCAAGGAATCAGCGGGCTCTAAATCAGGCGATCAATTCCTCTCGGCATCTAAATTTAAGCTGAGGTTTCCCAATGGCAGACTTACCATTGACGGTGACGGAGTTGTTCTCTATGACGGGGATAATCCAACTCCACACCGAAAGTTTCCGTTTATCCCATACTGGGGGCTTCCCAAACTTGAAGGATTCTGGGCTCCTCCTCCGATTCGCTATACGCGTACTTTGCAGGAGTTTGCTGAACGCAGTCTTACCCAGGCGTTTGAGAACGCCTATCGCTGCAACAATGGTATCTGGCTCCTACCAGATGGTTCTGGTCTCGACGCCGACAAATTCGGCGGACTCCCCGGAGAAATTCAAGTCGTCAACATGAACCATGGGGAACCCAAGTTTGTATCCCCTAATGCCTTCCCTGCCAGCTACCTGGAATACATCAAGTTTGCCCTGGTCAAGCAAGCCGAGATCCAGGGCTATGCCGGGGCTCGGGGTGGCCAACCAGGAGCCGGGAACCTCTCAGTAGAACTCTATGAATCGGCTATTGATGAGTCTTCAAAGCTTACTAAGCTTCGCGCACGCATGTCTGCTCGTTCTACTCAGAAGGCAGCAGAGTTAGTGTTCTACCTCTACGCCAAGTTTTTCGGGGAGCGCCGGGGCCTTAAGTTTCCCACCTTTGATGAGGGCGAGTTTGCTATGTCCGAATGGCAGCCCATCCAGGACTATTCTTCCTGGAACATCATGGTTGATCCGGGATCGCTTGAAGTCCTGTCCGCCAAGAATCTCCGCAAGGCAGCCATTATGCTCAAGCAGGCTGGTGTAATTGATAACGAAACCTTGCTAACTACTCTGGGCTGGCCGGGAGCCAAGGAGATTGCGGAGAAGGCTGAGGGCGAGAATGCTATGCGGGCACTGATGACGGTCAAGAAGGGAAGAACGGTTAAATGAGCATAGGAGTTACCACTCAATCTATATCGGCCACTCCTCCCTGGAGCACATTTGATCCAATCTTCCGCTGGATCACCGTCCGTGAATTTGCTGAACTCTATCGTCGTACCCCACGCCGTATTCAGCAAATGCTACGCGATGGCGAGATCATCGTATTCGGTGTAGCTACTTATCAGGACCCCACTGGAAAGTGGTGGCTACGAGTACCGAAGTAACTTTTCCGCGAAATCCACGAAACTATCATTTGCTATTTATAACTCGCTACCCTCAGTGTGGACACTGAGATGCGCGTTCGGGGACATCAAGTAGAAATCCTTCGTCAAGGTACGGATTGGGAAGACTGGCGGCTGGGCATCCAATTAGCTATCGACGGACAAGTGGTGACCATGTTTGATCTCCACAAATCCAAGATAGCCGAAGTAGGGGATTCCACTCCTGCTTACGAAGAGATGCTAGTTCATACAGCTTCCTCACTGCTTCAGCAGTACGGTCCCACGAAGGCTGGTATCCCGGCTGCGTCACCTCGGTAATGCTCTCGCTAGTCAAGCGGTTTGAGCGCCACGTATGTGACGCAGAAAGGAGGCCAATCATGGCTCGTCGGCATAAAAAGGGTCGCGGACGTAAAAAGTAGTCTCCTGAGTAGCCAGTAGTCAACCCACGCCGGGGTGGCCCATCCCCATCCCGGCACTTTTACCAAGGAGACTATCCATGAAAGACCCCAGAATGAAGGGCGTAGAAAGCTCTCAGCCCGGGTTCAAGGCGCTCAAGAAATCAGCCTCCCGCAAGTCTGAGCGGCGCTCTACCCGCAAGGCGGGCAAGCGTCATCACTCGAAATACTGAGACCACCATGCCTCTACGCAAAGACGACCGTGAGACGCTTCCCCAGAATACCGGGCATCCCACTCGTGACACTACTCACGACAAGTGGCGGAACTCAATTCTAGTGGGGCCTCAGACTGCCGGTATTCCCACGGTCCACAATGCTGATGACTGGGCCCGGGATGGCGACCAGATTCCTTCAAATGATGACATGGTGCCCCGCACGCCAAAAAGTGACGATAGCGGTGGGGTTCTGGGCTATCACCGATCACAGAGAAAATAGGAGACTTACATGCCGGATAAGATGGGGAACACGTTCAAGAATAGTTCTCTGGTGTCGCCGCTGAATGCGGAGCCAGGTAAGGCTGATCCGGGACCCGGGATTATGAACAATCCCCTAATGAAGCCCGATGACTTCCAGGGATTTCTGGACGAGGCTACCAAGCCAGGCACTAAGAAGGGGACCAAGTAACCAGTGTCCACTTCTCCCATAGCTGCCATGCTTCTTCCCGCCCTGATGTCAAAGATTGGTGGCGGTGGAGCCCCCGGTGGTCCGGGTGGAGGCCCTCCCTCGTCAGCACCTGGGTCACCGGGTGGGGGCGTGAATCCGGAGGCAATTGGGGCAGCCGTATCCCAGGAATACTCTCAGCTGCAGAACGTTGATCCGGGCAAGATTGTGGCAGATTTGCAGAAGTATAAGCAGGCGATTAGCGCCCTCTTTCCGGTAGCAGTCAACCGGGTAGCTGATGCAGCCAAGGGAATCTCCCAGGCAGTGACCGGTCTTAACGCTGCCATCAAGGCCTTTGAGAAGGCCCAGGAAACACTTAAGAATGTTCATCCCCCGCTGGGATTGCAGTCTGCTCAGCAGCAACCAACCACGGGGGCAACACCGTTTGGCCCACAGCCAGGAATGTAGGAGGAAATTATGGCAACGATTCCAGTTACGCCCCAGAGTTCCGGACCCGAGCTAGTAGGAACTACAGCAACTCCTGCCAAGCCAGTAGCTAAGCCCAAATATCGCATCGTGGTTCTTCCTCCTCATGTGGATGAGGCCAATGCAGTTCTGGCGAAAGCAGCTCTTGATGGGTATATCAGTCTTGAGTCGGTCTATGTTGTGGCAGCCCCTTCCAGTGCATCCACTGCCTTTGCGGTATTGGGACAGAGCTAAGGAGACTCTATGAACTTCGATCTTGGAGCTGCAATCCGCGATAAGAAGACCTATCCAGACACGATGGAGCTGGTTGTGGGTGATGGTCTCAAAATGACGCTAGGCGAGCTACGCCAGTTTCAGGATGCCAGTGGCCAGGATCTGGCTAAGTCTTTGGACGCTGAGCGCCAGAAGCTGGCAGATGAGGCTAAGAAGCTGGCCGCTGCCCAGGAGGAAGTAGTGAATATCTGGACTGCTATGGAAGCAGCCAAGAATAAGCAGACTCAGCAGCCCACTACAACTACTACTGACTGGATCAAAGACCCATTCTTTGCTCCGGTGGCCGAGTATCTCAAGGCCAACGTAGAAGCTCAGATCACCAAGCAGGCTGAACAGATTGCCCAGTTCCAGAAGGCTCTAGGCTTAGGCGTTAAGTACATCACTGATACCTTCTCTGAGATGCGTTACTCAGCCATGCCAGAGGACTTCCGCAAAGAGATTGGCTATGACGTGGCAGTGAAGACGGCTGCTGAGAAGAAGTATCTGGACTCTGGTGGAGTTCCTGATGTACGCAAGGTCTATGACGAGTGGCGTACTCCCCGGGAGCGTAAGGCTGAAGCTGAGAAGATCCGCGAGGAGGCCTATTCCAAGGCCCGCCAGGATCTATTGTCCAATAACCTGGCCAGGCCTTCCGGGATGCCAGTGGGGGTAGCGCCGACAGCTGATCCAGACCGTCCTAAGACCCTCAGGGAAAGCTTCAATCGTCTCAAGGAAGACCCTGAATTTCTGTCACAGATTTACAACCTGACTGGTCAGGCATGATAACGTAGGCGCATGGCGAGAAAAAGTAAGGAAGCAATCGAGCGTGGTAACCAATTTAGTCGGGAATACTACGCTAAAAACACGAAAGCTTGTAAGCAGATGACGAAGGCATGGCGTGAGGCTAATCCTGACAAGGTTCGTCAGTACCGCAAAAATGCTTGGCGTAAACGCTATAGCGAGCACGCTGCCGAAGAGTTGGCTCGTATCAATGAATGGAAACAAAGAAACAAGTCCAAGATAGCGCTTGGCTCTAGCGTAAATGTTATTGCTGAAAAGCTAGCATTCTTGGAAGCTTATGGTGGCTGCTGTTCTTGTTGTGGCGACGAAAGATTTGAATTTCTCACAGGGGATCACGTCAAGGGGAATGGCGCTGCCTTACGCCGTGCTGGCGAGAAATTCGGGTATGACCTCTATCGGAAGCTGCGCCTGCAAGGCTATCCGAAAGGGGAGTACCGAATTCTTTGCATGAACTGTAACTTTGCACATGGTAAGTACGGCTATTGTCCGCATCAATTTGAAGCAAATCGGGAATATGGAATTTCGGCTTGCTGAGAGGAAATCATGCTTGATGAACTGAAGCAACCACGGTGGATTAGTACTAAAGTAGTTATCGACATCGCCAGCGATGAAGTCATTGAGCGTGAAGGTTTCTTCTATGTTGGTGAAATAGAAGAACTTGCGGGAGGCGTTTTTGGTACAGGAATAAACTCACCCCCTGCCGTTCTAGCCAATACCATGCAGGCGATTACCCAGAAGGCAATCGAGCCGGTCCTGGCCGATAACGTCATGCTGCCCTCGTCTACTTTCTGGGCGCTATGCCGTAAGGGTAAGGTATTTAAGGGCGGTGAGCTGATCTACCCCTTATTGTTCGTTGAGGAGCTGACCGGTGGTGCTTATGTGGGAGCCCAGCTTCTGAATACTACCGTCACCGACTCGATCCAGTCTGCTAACCAAGTCTGGCGCGACTACTACGAGGCCATCTCGATCCCGGTCACTGACGTGATTCGTAATGCTGGGTCTGGTCTAGATATCATCCAGATGAAGGTAGAGGCCGCATCCTCGTCCTTCCTGCAGAAGCTTTCCCGTGCTTTGTGGCATACCACTCCGCAGAACACCGCCAATGATATCGACGATATCGAGTCCTGGATTGGTTCCGGGACCCCTGCTTCCCCGACCACGGCCACTATTGCTACCAACGTGATTGCAGGTATTGACCGGTCAGTGGCAGCTAACTCTTTCTGGCAGCCGCCGACTCCGCAGTCGACCACTGGTACCGCGATTACCGCTGTGATTATGGACACCGCCTACGCTACCGTCAAGCTGGGTTACGATGAACCCGACCTGATCCTCGGCGACCGTACCCGCTACGTTAACTTCAAGGCACAGTTCATGGGCGCGGGTACCAGCTACTTCGCCCGCTACGGCGACAACATGCAGGACCGGGAAGCAGTTCAGGCAGGCTTCCGCTACCACTTCCTGTTCAATAACGCCATTGTGCTGGATGACCCGTTCATCGCAGCCCAGGTCTACTACATTGTGAATACCAAGTATCTGCACCCGGTATTCCACCCGGGCAGCTACTTCCGGTTGACGCCATGGCTACGTCCGACCAACCAGGACGTGCTGACCAGCCAGATGTTCCTTACCTGGCAGGTAGAGGATTTGGCCCCCAGAATGGGAATTAAAGTGTTGAGTACGTAAGTAATTAATTTAAAGGGATTTACTGTAATGACCACTTGTGGTGGTGCCTCTCATGGCACCGGACATGTACGGAGGACACAGTGAGCTTTCAGAATAGTGTTGCAACTTGGCTATCGGCAGATGGTATCCCGGCAGTCTATTTCTCGAACATTAACTTGAACAACAATGTTCCCGTGCTTTGTCCTCCCACTGGGAACTTTACTCCTATTCGGCCCCGAGTGGGATACGTGCGCATCAAGAGTGGTGGGGCAGGTGTGCGGCTCAACGTTAACGTCAAGGTAGGTCCCATTACTGCCACTGACGGTACCAATACCACCAACATCTATCCTGGTGATGCCGCGTCAGCCTCGAACAGCTTATTCTACGATTCCACATTCTTTTTCTTCCTGGACTGGGGCGTAGCCAATATCAACATCACTAACATTGCCACCACCAACAACTCTCAGACCTATGACGTGGAGGTTGTGGGTATCCAATAAGGGGCGTTGCTATTAACGCGACCGAGAAGGGAGGGCTTTTGGGCTATATTGCCCCGAGGCCCTTTTTGGTATGAGGAGGTGTTAGTTGAATATACGAACTTCTTACTTAAATAATCCGTACAGAAAAACCTATGAGTCTTTTAGAAATGCTCGTTATAGATGTAATAACCCAGAGTGTCCAGACTTTAAATATTATGGAGCAAGAGGGATAAAGTTCCTATTTACTAGCTTTAGTCAGTTTGTGGAAATAATGGGAATGAAACCTAAGGGATTGACATTGGAACGCATCGACAATGATGGCCATTACGCTCCAGGAAATGTAAAGTGGGCTACTATGCGAGAACAGAATGTAAATAAGAGAGATTCTCCTTATAGATATGATTGGCATCGCTTCGTAGGGGAATGCTAATGCGGAGCTGGATTCTAGTAGCGTTGATTTCATTGCTGAGTGCTTCAGCTTTTGCTCAGCATACTACTGTTACTGCTCAGGTATTTGATCCCACCGGAGTAACTTATCGCAATTGCACTGGGTCAGCAAACTTTGTAGGCCAGAATACTACTCCTGGAGCTGGGCCTTATTTGCTAGGAGGATCGGTATTCCAGACTGTAGTACCAATTAGCTGTGACTCATTTGGAAAGTTTACTATCTCGCTTGCAGATAATAATCAAATTTCGCCTACGCCATCCCAGTGGAATTTCTCGATCTGTTCAGCACTTAATGCTTTCCCGGGTCCGCCAATCTGTTTCAATACTTTAATTACCATTACAGGAACCAATCAGAATGTCACTACCACCCTTCAAGCAGCATCGGTCACATTGCCTCCCTATGCAGTCAAACTTGAAACTAATGGAGTAGTCAATGGAACTCAGGGATTACTTAATCTTATCCAAGGAACCAATATCACTATTACGGATAACGGACTTGGAGGAGTAACTATTTCTTCTTCTGGAGGGGGAGGCGGTGGTGGTCTTCCTCCATTTGGAACAGGCACAAGTGTGACCACTACAAACTTAGTTTCCTCTACTCCTGGAGATTGTGCTGTTTGGGCAGTTGGCAACGTGTTAGGAGACAGTCCCTGTCCAGGAGGGACCGGAATTATTGGATCTCCCAGCGTAAGCACTCAAGTTGTTGGAAATGGCTTTAACTTTGTTTCCCAAGCAAGACCTTCCTATGATGTACGGGATTGGGCTACTTGTGATGGGACTTCAGACTCCACTTCGGTAGGACCACATGGGGGAGTTAAGGCCTTACTTAATACAATTGGATCGACTGAAGCAACCATTTTATGGATCGGCTCTACTGTAGCGGGAGCGCATTGCCGTCTTGAGAATACTGTTTTCCCTGCCAATATAAGCCATGATTTCTCAGGCGGTGGAGCAATTGAAATGATCTCCTCTACTACGCCAGTCGGTGGAGCAGTCTTCGTGAATGGGACAAGCGCAGAGTGCAACGGTGGAGGGAGTGGATTACTTTGTAATACTGCCAATGCTACGAGTGGAAGTACAACTCTCACACTTACTGCAGGTAACGCAGCAATCGTATCTGTACAACCATATCCAGGATTTACGTTCAAGATAACGAGTGTTACTGATAATTGCAACGATATCTTCTATCACGTTCAGCAATCCCTAGCAAATCAGCCACGCAATGTTGGCGTATGGGTCGCGTCTAATTTAACCGGTGGAACTTGCACAATTACAGCGAACGCTAACGGAGCGACCACGCATATTCAAGTACTAGTAAATCAGTTTTCTGGCATGGGGCCTGTGGTATCACCAGACGGTAAGGGTGCTTGTACAAATGCTGACTCGACTACTATGACTGCCACGGCTTCAAGCACAGCTGGCAGTCTGTTATTTGCCTATGGCGGTCAACCCTTCACGGCGGAGACGTGTAGCGCGGGTGCGGGATTTACTCAACCAGCGGGACTCGCGGGACAATCAACGAACGGTTTCGCCTGCGCACAATATCAACTATCGAGCGCTGGTGGATCGGTGACCGCTAATCAAACGATTACTAGTTCTCCGACCGGTTCCTGGGTTTATTGTCAGCAACCACTCAAAGTGGGTAATGCAACAGCAACCATACTAGGTGGCATTACCGATCCGGATCTGCACCAGATATTTTTTAATTCTCAAGGTACTGCTACCACAGGTGCCATCGACTTCACCGGGGCATCGGTATTGCAGGATGTGCGTCCAGAGTGGTGGGGAGCTTCCAATACGGCATCGCCTACAGTCAACACGGCTGCTTTACAAGCTTCAATCTGGGCAGCGTTTGGCAACGGCCCATCGGCAACCCGTAATAATGGTAGTGGTCTTAACGTCTACAATCGCCCATGGCATTTGTCCAGCAATTACTCTATAAACGGTGAACTACAACTATTCGACGTAATTAACTTTAAGATCGTTTGCGATGGCCGATTAAACTCCGGAATAACTCAGACCGCAAGTAATGCTAGAATTTTCAATGCGCAGTCGATTGCCTACGGAGCTTTCTATGATTGTGGGTGGACGAGTTCGGCTTCTAGCACTCTTCCGCAAATTGATCTTGATTATGACGGGGTAACCACTCCTGGCGATCTACGCCCACAATTCATCGACTTTAAGCATAACGGTTTCTTTGGTGGTGGCTTAGCAGCAGTCGGAGTACAAATTGCTAAGTCTGGCGGTGGGGCGCAAGGTTCTAACATTTACTGTGATGACTGCGCCGCACAGAGCTTTACTACCGCTGCTTGGCAGATCGGCACCCCGACCGTGAACGCTCAAAATGCGCTTGCTATAGGCTGGTCGGGAGGCGACATTCAAGGTTCCCCGCAGTATGGTATTGCTAACTATGGTGGTGGCTTTATCACTATCTACGGCACAACCTTTGAGAATGGATTTTCCTCTCAGACCGGCTATGACGTGCTTTCGTCAGCCCCACAAGGCCCGATGATCATGGAGCATGTTCGCTCAGAGAGTCGTAAGATTGTATCGGCAGCCAATCTATACCTTATTGACTCAGGCAATGCAAATCAAGCCGCTCACTGGGCCCCGGGTAGTAGTGCCCCAGTGGGAACCATTTATACTGGCAATCAAGTTACGGGCGACGGTGCGTACTACCAGGTGACCACTGATTCTGGAGGCTTCATCGGAGCAGGTACTGTGGGTGCTCCGATTATCGCTTCAAGCGGAACCTCAACTTCTATTACCGACACAAATCAAACGGTCGCTGGATCGCAGACGATTGGCACATTTATCCTTTCGGAGACCGTTACTCAAGCTACCACTGGCTCGACGGCGACCCTGCTCAATCTGCCGGTATCGACTGCCACCGTGACCGGCACCAATGGGTCTACTCCGATTACTCCCGGTGAAACCTTTACCCAGACCTCGACTGGCATTACCGCAACTCAAGTCACGCCCACACCCGGAGTGAGTTCAAGTCAGTCTCTGTTTTTAGTTCACTTGAGCGGGACAGCCGATAACTCTCATACCTGGGTGGGTGGATCTAGCGGAGCGGTGTACACGCCGTCTGCGGCTCCTACCTTCTCGGCTACGGCGATGTTTATCACCGCCTCGACGGGCGCTCCGGATAATTCCCACAACTGGACCGGCGGCACCTCGGCAGCGGTCTTTGTGCCGACCACGTCGCCAGTGAACACGGCAGGCTGGACCGTGAACGCCTTCACCGGATACTTAGTCGGGTTTTTGAGTGGCACGAGCGCGAACTGCTATGGCATCGTGACTTCTAACACCGCTACCAGCATCAGCTTCTCCGGCGGACTTGTGACTCAGTATCCGCTCACGCTTTGCCCTGCCCCGGATTCGACAACCGGCCTGATGGTCGAGCCTAACTGGAACCACGGCACAATATCCAGTGGTGGTATGGTATTGCAGTACATGAATGAGACTGTTATTGATGGGGCGAATGGAGTTACAGGGGTATCTTCTGGTCGTATTCAAGACGTAGGCGTATCGGGAGGACAAGTCGCTCTTTGGCCTAATCCTCGCGGGAGCGTGACAGTCTCCAACCTACAAACATCTCGCCCGGATTGGTGGTGCTGTTCGGCTGGCGGAACCCCGCAAATTTCCGGTCAGAATTATCATAAGTGGGACGTACATGTCCTCCTACCAGGAGCAAACACAGCTATTAGCTGGGCGTACCCAAAGACAGGCTCCGCTACACAATTCTCGGGAGCTATTCAGGAAGATCTTGGCAGCCGGGTGCTGACATGGATGACCGGGACAGTTGGTGGTGGATCAAATGTGTCAGCCCGTCCAGTGTGGATTGGTGGACGCAGTGATCAAGGTTCGTCTAATGATGCTACTCGCACAATTTTGGAATATGGTGGTATGTTGGGTAGGGCCGTACTTACTGGTACAGATCAGGCGGGCACAGATACCGACATTACGGGTGGTCCATCAACGGGCGCAGGCAACGGTGGAGCGATAAATTTCTGGACTTCTAATCCTAGCGGTTCAGGCACAACTCCTAACTCTGGACTTAAGCGTTGGCTAGTATCTACAGGTGGCCACTTCTTCGCTGGTCTTGACAACACCTATGATATTGGCGCTACTGGAGCCAATCGCCCTCGCAGCTTATACCTTTCGAACTCGGTCAACGTACAGGATGCAGGGACCTTTGGTTCGATGCAGACCCAGACGAGCGCAGCCTGCGAAACCAGCTTCGGTGCGACTACGCTCAACGTGGGCGGAACCACCACGGATACTAGTCTTAGCTGCCTACCTGCCAACTCTATCATTGATGCCTTGGTCTACCGCATCATAACGACCATCACGACTGCCGCTAACTTCATTATCGGCGACGCTACGACTGCCGCGCGTTTCTGTAATACGCAGTCAACCCTCACGGCAGGTACAACAGGTGTGTGCTTCGTACAGGCAGATCAGACCGGTGCACCTGGACCACGTCAAGTGTCGGCTGCCAAGGTGCGTGTTACCACTAATGCCAACCCAGGAGCTGGTATTATTCGTATGATCGTGTACTACCACACATGGACAGCTCCGGCTAGTTAGGAGAAATTATGAATAAGTGGCTTATTTTACTAATACTATCAGGATTGTCAGGATATGGATTAGCCCAGAATACTCCTACAATTGGAGTTCTTCCTGACAATGGGCCAGTAATTCCAGCAACCTGTGTTATTGGTCAATTATATTTTAAGACTGCTGCTACGACTGGGTTAAATCAATGTACGGCAACCAATACTTGGACGGTGGTTCCTACTAGTGGTGGGGCTGGAACGGTTACAAATACGGGAGGCTCTCTACCAAATAATTTTGTAGTATTGGGAAATACAGCTCCTGACATCAAGGCCGATACCAAGCTATCTACTGACGGAGCTGGAGCAGCCACAACTACTACAGGTGGTACTGCACTTACTCATACTCAAGGTACTATCACTACTAGTAACCCAACCTTTAGCCATACAGCAACGTGGAATGCAGGCGGTGTGGCCTTTACAAACTGGATCTCAAATATTACCTGCACGGCAGCAGCCACAGCCTCTATCGCGGCAGGCCTAGGGACAGCTGGAACGCAATGGCAATTCAAGTACGGAGCAGCCAATTGTGCCAGCCCCCAACTTCTCTCCCCAAACGGATCAGTCACCAATCCAGCTTACGCATTCTCTAGTTCAACCAATACTGGTATCTATTACGACGGTTCACATGCACTTAATTTCCTAATCAACGGGACGCTGGCGGCCTTCGTCAAAGATAATGCTCCTATAGGACTAAGCCTCAACGGCAATGGTGTCTCCAATTTCAATACGCTGGCCACTGGTTCAAACTGCGGTGCCGTAGGAACAGCAGCTAATCCAAGCGTGGTCTCTTGTTCCGCATCTATGGCAGGCTCGTTTTCATGTGCCACCAACGCCTCGACAGGGACGTGTGTGGTCAACACATCAGCGGTAACAGCCAATAGCGAAATCTTCATCGAAGGGCGCAACGATACGACCACAGGCACACGTCTAGGCGTGACCTGTAATACAGGTATCACCACGGCTCTCCCAGAGATCTCAGCCGTCGTCGCAGCCACCAGCTTCACCATTAACTTAGGCACGTTCACCACAAATCCTGAATGCTTTAGCTATTTTATAATTAACTAATATGCCAGTCTCTCCAGTGACAAGCGGTATCGGTGCATTGACTCCTAGGGGCCTAGTGGGCGATCTGATCATGAATGTCAGGGCCCTCGGGCCCGACAATCCTCAGATGGCACTGGGTATTCCTGTGGTTGGGGTTCCAGCTCAAGCTGTTCTAGCGGGTGGAACTTTACCCAACGGGTCCTATTTCACGGTAATTACTCAGCTTAATCCATGGGGTGAGTCATTGGGGAGCGCTGAGCAAGCTATCACTACTACTGGTGGGAACAATGGATTCACGGTGGTGGTTACACCCAGCATAGGAGCAGTGGCGGTACGTATATATCTAGGGACCCTGACCGGGCAGGAGAATATCTATGCACTCTATACTTTGACAGGAGGCCTAGTTCCGGGGGTAGCGAATACTCTGAATTTCACTAACCTTGGAATTACGGCTGGGCAGCCACCGGTGAATTCCTCGGCCTTCATTCCTGATTCTGATGGAAGCTTTGTCTCTGCTGCCACGATGTACCGTTGGGTAAATGATGCGCTTAGGGCCGCTGCGCGAATCACGGGAGGCATCCAGGACGCAGTCGGGATTGCGAGTGTCTCTGGCCAGCGCCGCTACGTGACCACTCTGCAGGGCCAGTGGCTCAGGCTCGATCAGTGCTTTTACGATGGCTGGGAGCTGGATCTCGGCAACAAGGCTGAGACCTTCCGTAACCGGAATTTGACCGCGAATATCTCGATCTCGCTGATGACCGATGCCCAGTCAGATACTACTCGACTGGAGCTGTACTGGACTCCTTCACGAACGGCAGGCACTGCGTCTACCAATGCCAACATTTTGGCAACTGATAATAATATTGCGATCACGGGAGTTTCGGGATGGTTACTAGCTGATGGGTATGTACTGATCTCTGATGGATTAAACTCTGAAGTGGTCAGCTATTCAGCACAGACTGGAGCACAACTTCAGAACTGTATTCGGGGATGGGCTGGAACACAGCCATTTCCATTTCTCTCAGGAGCCATGGTCACTGAGCTTAATATTGAGCTGAATGGTTACCGGATGCCCTATGTTTATTCTGTGGGCCAAGGAATAACTGCGCTAGGAGTACCTCCGGGCTGGGAGCCGTTTCTCAAGGACTGGATGTTAGGAAGTTTCCGCAAGGCTGAGCAGGAGACTGACGAGGGCCAGAAGTTGCAGGCTGCAGCAGAGAAGGCGCTCATGGATTATGTAAAGTCAAATAAGCCGGTGGCTGGACCGAGACAGGCCCGGATGTACGGGGACTATGGAGTGAGAGGATTGGTGCCTGGTGGGTTAACTGGCGGAATCGTCATTCCTTAGAGTTATATCTTATGGCTAAGACAGCGAAGATCAAGCAAGCAAAATGGCTTCACGGCGTGAACGCCGCCGCCTCGGACTTCGCCCAGCCCCCGGGCTCATTCCCGCGCGACTCGAACGTGATATTTCTACCTCGTGGTTCGCTATTTACTTGTGATGGATCTCAGCTAATCTCTGCCCAGAACGGAGCAGTAGGCACTAACTCAATTGGGTTCTTTGCAGAGATATTTCTCTATGAGCCCTTGGGAGCAGCGAATGGTTATTTTGCCTTAGTTAAAGATGCAAATACCCATCTTGGTCGCCCTACTGGAGTCGCTGCTGCGCCGGGAGCGGCTGGGACTCTGACTGGAGTTTACAAGTGGGTAGTTACTGCGCTTGATGGCAATGGTGGAGAGACTAACGCATCGCTAGAAGTCACAGCAACTTTGACTGCTCAGAAGGGATCGGTTAGCTGGACATTGGTGCCACGGGCCCAGGGCTACAATATTTATCGTACTGTCGCTGGAGGGGGAGCCGGGACTGAGCATTTCTCGGGAACTGTCGGAGTCGGAGTATCTTCGTATCAAGACAATGTGGTAGATGGCTCACTCGGGCCTAGCGTTCCACCCGTGCTGGATAATACTCAATCGGTAGAGTTTATCTCGGTGCCATCTCCGTCCTATGTTATTCCTGGGAATGAGATATTTACCTTTCCTCCGTTTGCTGGAGACCTGCCCATCAAAGATGGCACCCCGGGAGGATTTGGTGGGAGTGGGGGGACTGGGGCAGGAACGCCTACTTCTGGGAATCAGCCACCGAATCCAAGTGGCGGAATTAGTGGGATACTATCTCCCATCCCGCAGATCCTTCAGTTCAAGAATCTGATGATTCTGATACTAGGGAACGGAATCGTCCCTTATAGCTCAGACGGGACCACGCCCAACACGATTCCGCTGACGAACACCTTCCAGGCCAGTTACGGCTCGCGTACTGCGTCGACGGTGCAGAACGTAGGAGACCAGATCGCGGTCAACATCGGCGGCACGAACTATGTCTTTACCGTGACGCAGGCTGGAACTACGGGAGCAGGAGGAGCACCTGCCTTCTCGGCCACGCTGGGCTCGATTGTGGTGGATGGCACGGTCTACTGGAAGAACACTGGGGCGATTGCAGCGGCGACGGCTCCGCGTGGCGCAGGGCACGGCATTGTCTATGCCGGGAGTCTGTGGATCGGGAATACGTCTCCTACTTCCACGACTGACAACTTCGATGGGCCCAGCTGTATCAAGATGAGCGATCTTAACAATCCCAACTCGTGGAATCCGCTCAACGTGGCGTTTCTCGACCGCGATGACGGAACCCAGATTACTGGAATGGCGACCTTCACTATCGCCGAGTCAGGGATTCCTCCCAGCGGGTCACTAGTAGTATTCAAGGACTTCTCCACCTTTCAGATCAATGGCGTGTTCGGGGCCTCGAACTTCTCCATTCAGCGGGCTCAGACTGATCTTGGCTGCGTGTCTCCCCGGACGATTCAGTTCGTGCCTGGATTTGGGATTGTGAGGATGACTCATCTGGGAATCGCTATGTTTGATGGAGTGAGAGATCGGCTCATTTCCGAGGAGATTCGCCCCTATATCTTTGGTGGAGAGCCTGACATCTTCCCGGCAGACTGGAACTATATCTGGTTTGCTAAAGCAGCGATGACCTCAGTGCCACCTATGTACTGTTGCGCTATATCAGTGCGTAATCTGGTTACGTCTAATCCATCGCTTACATTCTCACTTTCGACTGACAATCTTGGAGTATTGCCATTCACGAGTGGTAACTGGTGGGTCACGGTGCAGGGAGTTTCTGCCGATGGTCATACCTTTACTCAGATCGGATCAGAGCAAACCATCTTTGTTCCGGTGATGTCGAATACCAGATTAGTGGTCCATCTTCCTTCCGGGGCGGGATTTTCTCAGTGGAGAATTTATATTGGGAGTGGAGGGCCGAATAGTGAGAACCAGTTTGTAGTATTTCCAGGTACTACCACTGTAGCTGCCATGGATGCTCTATTTATAGGACATACTGGTGGCACCCAGTCTAATTTTGGTCAGATCTCCCGGTTATTATGCTATGACCTAATCCTTAAATCTTGGACGATTATTGATCTTCCCTTTACGATTTCAGCGCTGAAGCAGTTTCGGACCATTGGATCAATCCCAATTACAGTCATGGGAGGATTTGTTGACGGTGGAGTCAGGCGCTGGTTGGGCGGGGCAGGGCTTGATACCACTTGGGATGTCGGAGCGGTGCAAGCTGGAGCCCCCGACAATCTGGTGAGGGCGAGTATCAGGACCCCGCAAGTATTTGGCAAAGACGCAAGTGATCGGGTCTATTTTCGCCAGCTGGCATTACGGGGAGAAGGAACTCCAGTGGGCTTGGTGACCAAGACTACAGTGAACGGAGTGCAGGGAGTTCAGCTATCAACCAAGAACTTCACGGTGTCTCCCATGGGTGGAGGAGAGTTTGTGGCCTATGCCGAGTTGGGGATTACAGGTATGGATGCCTACTCGGATATCAGCTGGACGGGTCCCTTGGAGATTGACTCGGTGGACTGGCTGGCGATTGCTAAGGCCATTCGAGGCAGGGTTACGGTATGAGACAAGATAAGCCCAAGGCCAAGGTGCTGTCGCCTCCTCCCCGGGATCTTAGAGAGCCCAGCGGTGGGATCGAGTTGCCCAGAAGTGCTCGCAAGCGAACAAGGAGACGTAGCTACAAGTGATTGATCTTAGCCATATTCCGGAAGGCCTTAAGGAAGGGGAAAACTGGCATCTGTTGAGTTTGGACTCGGACTGGGTGTGGCTGGCGAAAGATGATGATGAAATTGTGGGGATACTGATTGCAGCGCCCTGTCATGGACTGGCGTTTATATGGCGAATAAAGATGCTTCCCGAGGCCTCTCCCATGGCATTATTGCGGTTGCTGAGAGCATTCATACGGGACCTGCATAAACGGAAGTGTTTGGGCTATATGGCACTGCTGAATGTGGCTGAACGTAAAGAGGAACAAGCCTTGGCTCGGATTGCATTTCGGGCTGGTGCCATGTTCACCACTGCGACTACAGTGGTCTATGGCAGCGTGAATGCCAAGCATGTGGGAGAACAGTGATGCCATTTACTCTTCCAGTCATCATTGGGGCAATTTCAGCAGCGATAGGCGGTACAGAGCTGGGTATGCAGATTGCCGGGGTGGGTAAGCCTTCAGGTGGAGATGCCGCCAAGCAGGCCCAGGAAGCTGCCCTGAAACAGTCTCAGGCTGATCAGCAGGCCAAGCAGAAGGCGATTTTAGCGTCGCTTCCCAACGCGCAGGAGCAGGGGGGTGGAGCTCTGAGCGCTCCCAGCTTGACTGATCTCGCCAGTGTGATTGCCGGGCTACCGGGGGAGGCTACTACTAGTTCTGGTAAGGGGGCACTGAATGCCTTTTTAGGGACACCAGTGGCACCTGGGAGCAGCACTGGCCCTGGTGGTGACACTATGGTAGGAGCTACATACGGTCTGAGCGGCAGTCAGGGATAGTGGGAGGTTAATGTGGATGCTTTTAGCAATATTCTGAGCAGCATTGGCGGAGCAGGCGGGATCGTGAAGGGATTGGGAGCGATCACGTCGATTGCTGGCATGATCAATCAGTTCTCACTGGCCAATAAAGAGAAGTCAGCGCTGGACAGATCAATCTATTACTCCAAGCACCCCGAGGCCATCAATTCATTGGTGAAACAGTTTGATAAGCCCCTGGAGACAGGTCTGGTCAAGGGAACGGAGAATATTGTGAATGCCAGCTTGGCTGAGCAGGGTCTCTCCCAGGCCCCTGGCATTCAGACCCAGGTGCTAAGCCAAGCCTTGGCTCCCTACCAGCAGAATGAGCAGCAGATGGCGATTACTGAGGCCTTCAAGGCACTGGGATTACCGGCTGAGACGCTGGCATCCATTCAGTCGACTATGAGACCGGATCAGCTAGCCCAGATGCTGAAGGGGATATTGCCGGGCCAGAACCAGCCGACTGGTCCCACTGGTCCATTGCCTAGTGATCAAGGGGGCTGGGGGGATGTGGGTAGCTCAACCGGTGGGATCACAGCCAATCCCGGGTTATTTACCGGGGATACCAGCAGTTTGGGGCCAATCTGATGGCAGAGAAACCTCCCATGATCAAAGGGCCCGATATTTATATTGGGGGAAAGCAGTCCAAGCCTAAGCCTCGGAAACGATCCTGGGAAGCCGATGAACTGGGAGAGATTAATCGCTATTGGAAGCGTCCCTGGTTGAGCCAGGAAGGTAAGCGGCAGTCGAATGTGAAGAGGACTTCCGGGAAATCGAATCGTAGAAGGCAGTCACAAAAGGTCTGATTATGGGTGGATTTGCAGCAGGTCTAGCATCGGTTGGTGGGTCGCTAGCTCAAGCTCAGGAACTTAAGCGTCAAGAACAGATTGAGAAGATTAAGCTAGCGATTGAGCAGAACCGGCTAGGCGTTTCTGAGCAGGAACTTGGGATCTCTAAGCAGTATGCGGACATTGCTGGAATTAGGGAAAAGCGCCTATCGGCTGAATCGAATAAGCCCACTATTTCAAAGTGGCAGCTGCTGGGTAATACCATGATTGCTGCAGGCCAAAATGCCGATGGCAGCCCATTTGTAAAGTCGATTCAGCTTAATCCAGAAGTTGGCTATCAGCTTAAGGCATTGCAGGATGAGATCGCTCAGGCTCCTCCTGAAGCCCAGCCCATGTTGCAGGCTATGACTAATGGTTATGTAGCTGAGGGGAATATCAAGGGAGCCTCGGATGCCATCCGGCCTGTGCTACAGGCGATTGCCAAGGATAAGGCCCTGCCGGGCCAGGAAACGGTGCGTGATGGTTTTCAGGCTATGACAGTGGATGTACCTGGATATGGACCGGTAGTTGTTCAGGTTCCCACTCGTTCCGTTACTCGCAAGGTACCAAGGGGAGAATCAGGATCGTCTATGATTCCTCCCATGGGGCCAGTAGATACCTCTATCCCAACTCCCCTAACAAGCGGAGCCACAGATAATCCTAATGCAACTCAGTCCGGGCCAATTGCTACAGGAGGGTCTCTCAGCACGTCGAATCTTCCCAAGATTCCTCTCCCTCCCGGAAGCCGCATGATTGGAGTCAAGCCTCCTCCTGGAGCTAAGGGTCAGCTTAAGCCGGAGATGGAGGCTGGATTAAGGGTTCTTCATGTCAGTTTGTTTGGAACATCATCGGTTCCGGGATTGGCATCCACAGTTGATGTTCTGGATAGCAAGGCTAGCCGAGCATTACTAATTTCAGCAGGGGTGGGAACTACTCCAGACCCTAGCCAATGGACAATCACCAAGTTGGCTCATGCTGGAGTCTATAGCATGATGTCTGCTAAAGAGAGAAACTACGTGTACCAACTGAATCGGGCTATCAGTGCGATCAATGCCTTGCGCTCGATTACTGGCCTACCACGATCAACTCAGCAATTGATGGATCAGTATATTCGGGAGCTGCCGAATCCCATTACTACTCCCAGTTCCAAGGATGCAAGAAATCAGTTAACTCTTATTGAGCGTGAGATCAAGGCAGCCATGGATACTGGGACTGGTGGACCAACTACTCAATCACCTTCTGCACCAGTGGATATAGATAAGACTCTGGACAGTATATTTGGAGCGCAGAGTGCCGGACCAAGAAACAACCAATAAGCTCACGATTGCTGAGTTTGCTGCTCGGATCAAGCAACGGGCTCCGGAGCTGGATTCTGTCCCGGATGATCAGTTGGTACGTAAGGTGCTGGAGCGCCGTCCGGAGATGATCAACTTTATCCAGACCTCAGAACAGCGTCCTCCTATAGGTGGACTTACTGGGGCAGTTGCAAGGAGATTCAAGTCTGATCTTAATCCGTTAGGCACGATTGACTATGTTGGTCAATTGCTGAATGCGGTCAATAAGCCACCTTATGCTCATGGTGGTGGACTTAAGGCAATGGGAGAGTCCCTCAAGTCAACTTATAGTAAGCCCGAGAATGTTATCGGTGATGCTTTGGCTATGATGTTGATGAATAAAACAGGAGAAGGTCCTGAGCCTATCAAGTCGGCTGCCAAAGATATTACTGCCGCTACTCTGCAACGCTTTGCTGGGGCAGGACGGGAGCCGGTGCTAATTGAGCAAATGGTGAGGGAGTTGCAGATCGCCAAACGAGCTGAGCGCTTTGAGAAGGCTAAGCTTGAGGTTGAGAAGTCTAATCAGAACATTCTGCAACAACACTCCAATAAAGTGAATGAAGCCTATGCCAAGTATCAGAAGGAGATGGACGACTATAACCAGTCTGGCGCTCAGAATAAATCTGAACATGCTGAGAAGGTGAACCAGGCACGACGGGAGTGGGTGGAAAGGTCTGCTCAGTCTAAAGCTGCTGAGCGGGAATCTCAGAAAGTGGATAATCGTAAGGCTACCTTGGAGCGATCTCAGTCTGAGTATGGAGAGAGATTGCAGAAGAATCTCAAGGATACCTATCAGACAGTAAAGTCCCGGTTGGATTCTCGCTGGCACAAGCTGCGCACAACCCCAACTCAGAAGGGTGGAGCGCTGGGCATATTGAATGATGAAACAGGAAATGCCAAGGATTTGCAGTCTGGCATGAAGACCGCTGAGGAGAAGTTTCTGCATGGCTCCCCTGGATCGGTACGTCAGTTTAGGGATTTGGCAGGCTGGATTGAGCGTGGAGATTGGGGGCTGAAAGACCCGACCTGGGACGAGCTTAGGACTCATTACTCAGCGTTGGGAGATGCTATCTATGGACGACCAGTTCCTCCCAATGTGCTGAGGGCACTGCGCTATATGCGGGATGATGTGATTGGGGGACAGCTTAACTCCATGGCAGGTAGGGCTGGAGTTGGAGAAGATTACACCTCGCTACTTAAAGACCATTCCCAGTTTGAGTCAGACTGGAGGGACATGCATTCCGTGACCCGGGCAGGAGGGTCGCCTTTAGCGGTAGCACTAAAGGCTCCAAATGCGGCCTCTCTGATTCCCCAGATTACCGGGAAGACTGGGGATATTCTGATTGAGAGGCTGGCAAAATATACCGATGCTGGGGCTTCACCTGGGACTGCATCAGCTATTCGTAAGCTGGATACTGAGGTCAATAATTTACCTAAGGTTCGAGTACCGGTTGCTCCGGGTAAATTTGAGCCTCCTGCTGAATCTAAGCTAGGAGAGCCTCCAGAGTTGAAGCTTCCCAAGGCTCCCAACTTGAAGACTGCTAAGGCTCCCGATCCGGTACATCCGGTTGACCCGGTGGCAGTACGGCGGCAGAGAATTTTAGAGTACACTTCCCGCCCTAAGAGTGCCTATGATTACCTGCCACCTCGGGTCTTCACTGAGCCCCTACTGAGCAATAAGACGATCCGGGAATGGGTGGCCAAGTATCCCCGTAAGGAATTCCCAGTTCCATCAACTATCAGAACGGCTCCCATACGGGAGACTACTTCGGTACCGCGTGCTCCCTCTGCCGCTGAGCCATTTATTGACATGGCAACTAGAAGGGGTCCCGGAGAGCCCGGTCCAGCAGTTAAAGCTCAAATTCTACAAGGCCAGCTGGACTCGTTGAGATTGCAGCTCAAGCAGCAATTAGCCTCTAGAGATCCGGCCTACTGGAATACCCGGAATAAGCTTCAGGATGTGGAGGCTCAGTATAAGTCTTTGTTTGGCAGTGGGCCCAGTTCTCCCACTATGACCAGCAGTGGAGGTGGTGGGGCTAACTATAGCGCTGACCAGCTGGCTGAGTTTAAAAGAAAGCATGGAATCCAGTGAAGAAGAAGTCTAGACGTAAGCCACGCTCACCGGAGGGAAAGAAGATTTCACTTCTGCGGCATGAGGGAGTGCCTCAAGACCAAGCGGTGGCGGAAGCATTGTCCATGAAGAGGGCAGGCAGACTTACCAGTTCAGGTGGCTATATCCGAGCTCACAAGAAGAAATCGAAGCGGAGGGATCACAAGTGAAACGAGTATTGGCAGTATTCTCTCTGATTATGCTGGCATCCATTCTGCTCTGGGGGGCAACTTATAATCCGGGACAGCTGGCAGTTTCAATTGCCGCCGGAACCGCGACTACCGGGGCGGGAACCACCTTCTTCTTTCCGGGGATCTATAACAAGTATTCCTGGCAGGTGGTGGTGAGTGGGGGGACTGCCACCGCCATCACCACCAACTTTGAGTGCTCGGTGGATGGTGGTACCACGTACAACCAGTTTGACCAGAGTACCTCTACTTCTGGGGAGTTCAGGAGTGTTAGCAATAAGCCGAGTCTGGGGTGCCGGTGCAATATCACGGTGTATACCGTGAATGGAACTACGGCAGCGTGTCAGTTTGTCAGCTCAGCTGACCCAAGATAACACTTTGGTAATGGCCCGGAAGTAGTCTTGTGGTGGGCTGGGATTCAACGCAAAATTGGAGAATGCAAATGTCAAATCCGTCCATGCTGGGGACTCAGATTGGGGCGGCGGCAGTGTGTGCTTATGCCATCCAATTTTTGCAACGCTGGTCAAAGATTCCCTGGATCACCGAACATACTGCAGGGATCAATACGGCAGCCCGAATTGTGACCTCGGGGATTGCAGCGCTAGGAGTCAGTTGGGCTTGGGGAGATCTGAGTGGTGGGGGCCATAGCCTGACCATTGCTATTCCCTCGGGAGCCACGATTCTCTATGGCCTGTGGCACTGGTTTCAGCAGTACGCGGTGCAACATGGTTGGGGGAATCTTCTGAGTGTGCCGATCACTGCCAAGGCAGAGTCAACCGATTCAAGCAGTTCCGGAATCCGTAAATTGTAACTATGCCCCTAACCTTTCCATGACTCATGACCCAGAATCGTTTTCTAGAGCGGTTCGCGAAGTGGCCGACGCTGTGCAGGTATTGATTTATCGGCGCGAGCCTTCCCCCATTCGTGATCGCACGGAGGTAACCCACGATCTGGGCAAGCGCCTGGAGGCCTTGTCCCAAGCGAGTTTGAATGGTAAGAGACAATGGCGAAGGGCTCTGGTGGAGCTGGCTGCGTTTGCGGTTTTCTCTGCGGTCAGCGATGAATGAGGTAGAAATGGACCCGGATAAGAGACAGTTTGTGGCCTCTTCTTCAGCCTCGGCACGCATGGTGGCTCATCCATACCCGGATATGGCTGCTTGTGAGGCGGCGCTGGAGTCGGCTTATGGCAAGAGCGAGCTGGCAATCCGGTATCACAATCTCTTTGGCATGAAGCAGCATTCCCATGCGGTTTATGGCACGGTGTCGTTGCCTACCCGGGAGTTTCAGAGTGGACAGTGGATTGAAGTGGATTCAAGCTGGGTAAATTATCCGACTGTTGAAGACTGTTTTGCTGACCGGTTGGCCACGTTGACCCGACTGGCATCGGTTTATCCCAACTACAAGCTAGCTTTGCAGGCTACTACTCCAGAAGACTATATTATCCATGTCTCGGCTACCTGGTCGACTGATCCGGCTCGCTGGCAGAAGGTGATGACCATTTACAATGAGTATACGGCTGAGCAGCTGGGTCCACCGCCCGATATTGATGAGATCACGGTGTGACTATTCCACTGGCCCTGCTCGGGCTTGCCATTTCGATCATCTTCTCAGGAGGAGTTGCCTGGACTACTCTGCAGCAGGTCCGCAAAGATCTTAATGCCATGGGAGCCAAGTTTGGCCGGGTCAAAGACCACGAGACCCGGATTATCATGACCATGATGGTACTGGCGGATCGGCGGGAAGATCGGGAACAGATTGCACGGAATCTGATGGAGTGGTAGAGTGGTTAGCAATTGATTGTCATGAGGGTAGTAGAAGAGCGCGAAGGGGCATAGCTGGGAGCCGTGCCCCTTCTTCATTCAGCGCAAGACTCCGATGGAAGGGGCCACGACTCGTAGCAGGAAGGCCAGCAGTCCAGTCCAGAACATCATCCTTCCAATTTCTGATAGCTTGGGATTTACGCAAAGCGCGTACATCAAGCAGCCTACCAGTGATACCAATAGGCTAAGGTAAATTATCATCGAAGTCTCCCTTCGGGGGATCAGTGTCTCATGGTGTGTGGCCCTGTGACTGGTCAAAACTGAACATTTATGGAGTGGGCGTACCGAAGCTGACCTTAATGGAGGCGAGCTTGGGGGCCGGGGATGAATTGATGATCTGCTCGGTGTCACTGAATCCGGCACAGGTAGCGGTGAGGTTGGCAGTCCCGGCAGCCTCGTAGGTAATGTCTTCGGTGCCAGGAGTGGTACCTGCTGCTTCAGTATCCAGTGTGGGATTGTCCAAGGTGAAGGTCACGGGATTCGCGGTAAAGTCGATAGGAAAAGGATCGCCAAATTGATCGAATCCTTCCACGGTGGCGACCACTGATTGGCCAGGGTTGAGTGTCACGGGACCGGGCATACGTCCTCCAAAAATGAGCTTGATGAAGCTGAGTCTTGCGGGCGTGGATAGTCTATCGCGGATTTGTTTCAGCAGGGAAATTTCTTCGCGATTACTGAGATTCAGCTCCACCAGCTGGCGGACTTCTTGGCGCAGCAGAACCAGCTCGATACGCTCCCCATAGTCGCTCACGGCTCAGGCCACTCCAGGGATTCACCCATCTTGCCAATCTTCTTCTGGCCCCGGGCCCGCATCAGCCAGTCAATGGTCTTCTGAGCGTCGATGGAGCCGTCTTCATCCCGCCAGAAGGGAACGGTGCCCCCTCCCCAGAAGGGCTTGAGGGCATTGATCCATTTCTGGTCATTGACGCTGATTTCAGTGGTCATGGGAGGACCATTATACCGTAGCGATAGTGGAGACCTTACTCCAGTCTACCTGACGGGCAGCGCTGGTATCGTTGAGGAGAGCGGCCTGGATGGCCTGTTCCAGCTCAGTGATGGCTGCCAGCTTATCTGCGGGGAGCCCAGGGTCTGATTTCAGGGCTGAAAGCACGCCTGCCCAGGCAGCCAGAGCAGTGTTGATAGAGGGCTGGGTGACCACTCCGGAGCCCAGAATAGCTGCTACCGAGGAGGTCACATCTGAGATGATCTGCTGAATGGCAGTAGAGATCCCGGGGATGCCCTTGAGGAGCCCAGGGAGCAGATTAAGGAGAATGATGGCCAATGCCATGGCTACTTACCTCCCGTTTTGCTGAGAAGTGAGCTGATGGCAGCTGAGAGCTGGTTTATGGCACTGGTCAGCCCGGCAATATCGGCTGATTTCCCGGAGTGGTAGGCCAGCCCGGCTGCTTCAGCAAGATTATAGGCTTCAATGGCGTCATTGAGGGCTGGAGTGGCAGAGGCGGGAAAAGCGCCTGCCTTGATATCGCATGTCTGAGAGGTCAGATCGACCAGCACACTAGGTGGGAACCCATGTACCGTGCATTGCTGCCAGGTCTTGACGGAGTGAAGTGCGGCTTGGGAGTCAGAGACGATTCTGAAGGCCCAGGCATCGACCGTATCAACCGCTCCCGGGACTGGGGCTACCAGGGGCTTCTTGGCACAGCCCAGACTAATTAGCAATAGGGGGAATATCAACCATCGACATCTCATGGAGTTCTCCGGTTTCTTCATCAGGGACATAGTAGGGCTGCCAGTCAGGGTTGCCATCATTGATGGTATTAGCCAGTCTCAGGAAAGACTCTGCCATGGGCTTCTCGTTGATCTTGACTGCTGACCCCAAGGCATAACCCAAGGCCAGTAGCAGGGTATTGTATTCGCTATGATCCAAGGTCAACAACACTTTACCATCAGATGATTCTGTGTACATTTTAATTCTCCCATTAGAGCAAAGGGCTTAACGGCAGCCCTTTGCAATCCTGCCGCCAGCGCCTAGCCGCGCTGGATCGGCAGGACTACTCCTCTCACTCGCCTGCGGCTCGCTCCGAGTCGGGTACCCCCTTTGTATCCTTACCCGGATCTCTGGGGTCGCGATCTAGCTCAAGGGCCTGTAGAAATTGGTGACAATGGCCGCAGTAGCGGTTGATTACGTCATTCGGGTTGTGGCTAGTCATGCCACATAACTTGCAGGTTATACTGGCCATGGTTGCCTTCTTGAGCCCGGGGGCTGTCCGGTACAAGTCTCCCGTTGTGAGGGGTACCAGCCACCACAGCGCGGGATCTTAGAGTTCAGCCCCCGGTTCACTCCAAGATGGGATGCCTCCACGATTGGCACCCAACCCGATGGAGATTAAGCTGCCGCCTTCTTCTTAGATAACGAGTACACCCGGGTCACTTCACTCCCAGTCTTATCCCCAAAACTAGAACTCTCCACCTTCCCGGCAAACTCAGCCCCTACCAAGTTGATGGGATCATGATTGGGATCACGCGGTATCCCGGCCCAGTCCTGGAGAGTGAAGTATTCCCCCATCTTGATCGAAATCTGCATCAGCTCCTTGCGGTATTGGGCCTCCACTGCCGCCTGGATCTGATCCTCAGGGGTATTCGCGGCAATCACCTTGTCAGTGGCTAGCTTGCGATAATAGGCCTGACCATCCAAAGCAATCTGCTGCTCAAACTCGCCTGCTGCCACCGCTTCAGAAACATAATCGTGGCCAATAATGCCCTCTTTGTTGCGGGTAGCCTCGGTAAAGGCAATCGCCAGTGCAGCGGGATGCTTCCAGTCTTCGTGTAGAGTGACACTCAGAAATGCGGTGCCCTCGTAGCTGGGCTCAAAGAAGTCCTCACCTGAAGCGGCTGCCTTGCCATTACCATTCTTGGTAGCTGCCTGCTGCAATTGCTCCCGGGATGGCCGGGTAGCGGACACTAAGAAGCTGTGCCGCATAGCCCCGGTCTTGTCAGGCTTAGAGGCCTTGTCAATGTAGCTGAGAATCTTGAGACCGGGTTGGGAGCTTGATCCGTAGCTGCCCGGGGTGAGTGAGAGTCTTTCACGGGAATTGAGTTCAACTGTCTGGTAGAAAGGGCTCATTGTTTAGTCTCCATTTCCTTGTATTCAAAGTTAGTTGATTCCACATTGGGTAAAACTTTGGCCGCTTCATCGCCCACCTGAAGATCCTGCTCGCCCATTAGCTCACTGCTACCAATCCCACTCGCAAAGCTCAAACACTTCTCCGAAGCTCTCAGTTGCAGCATATGCTCGGGACGTTCTCGCCATACGGGGGACTTGGGCTGAATCCAATCTTTGAGCACAGCAGTGTAGCTACAGGGGCCGGTGGGGGAGTTGATGACGCAGGTATAAGAAATCAGTGGCTTCGATTTGTCAATGGGGTCTCGGGTCAGTTGCGGTGGGCTCAGATTCAGCCCCATCTTGCGGGCCAACTTTAGCTTACCCTCAAAAGTGACATTGACCTTGTTATTCTTGGGATTGAACCAGACCTCATTGGAAAATGGGGATAGTCCCAACTCAAAGCACCTCATGGCAAAGATCATGGCCTGCCAGGGCATTAGGAAATAGTCAGGCTCGCCCTGGCCTCCCTTAAATGGAATATTCACCAGCATCTGGGCCAGCATGGGAGGCGGTACGGTCTTCCAGTCGAAGCTGGCAATATTCTGCAGAGCGTCCAGCTGCTTGGATTGTAATTTCTGTTGAGTGTCAGACTTGAGGACCAGGGCTTTATCGGCAGCTCTATCTTCAGACTTCTGAGCAGAGCTACTGGGCTCCCCCTTTTGGAATGGTGACGACATTGGATTCTCTCCTTAGATTCAAGTGTTCTTCTCTATTTGTATAGTTAGCTAATATCTTAGGATTCCAGCCCTGGTTGCAACCGAGTAAGAATTCGCATGGACCAAATTTGGTCATACATTGACCTTGGGCTTGAGGCCAAGGTTGCTGCGCTGAGTAGTACTTATGATAGTGGGCAATCTCTGTTACCACCCATTGCAACTGTTGCTCAAAGCGCTTCCGGTATGCGGTGATCTCAGGGAGATCAAATATCTCAAGTCTACACTCAGAACCCTTATAGGGCTTCACCAGACACTCAATCTTGACTGTCTTTGGGGACCTGCCAATCCGGCACTCATGCCAGTCGTAGAGAGCCAGTCCCCAGTCTCTTAACATCTGATTCTTGAAATCAGCTCTCCAGGATCGGCCAATTTCTGACGCGGTCTTGAGATCAAAGATTACAGCCGGATCAGTCTCAACTTTATCTTTCCTGCCACAGAGTATGATCCCCGGTATGTAGTCATAGCTCCACTCCTCTTCTACCGCGACTACACTGCCCACGGTAACCCCGTCATAATAGGCCGCACAGAGGCTGGGTAGCTCACTCGCCAACTCCCGGAATCTCTGCCGCTTATAGGGATTCAGCAACTCCTCGGGAAACTCAGCCAGCTTCGAAGCCGCCAGCGCCAGCCCGGTTTCATAGCTGCCTCCCCGGTTATGGGTCTCTGCAGCCAGATGAACCGCTATCCCAATCCACTGATGATAGCTGGGCTCAGTACTGACCCGGTTCTCGATGTAGCGCAGCCGGTATTGCTCCCTACAATCGAGCCAGCATTTTATAGCGCTCGCGTCCAGCATGAGTAAGCCATTTCCAGTCATGCAGCAATACCTACATTATCTGTAAAGAATTTCATGGCTGAGTCATAGTCACTTGGACCAGAGACTATATTTCCATGTCTAGCAATGGCAGGGTTTACAGTTACACCCTGTACGACATTATAAGTGCCGCCTACTTTAACAACAATAAACTTACGGGGACTGAGTTGCACAAATATCATCATGTCTATTGTACCGCTCGTCTACGGCCCTTGGCCTCAACTCGCTTGATTAGCAGCTAAGCTTACCTGCCACTTATACTGATTCACTACAAAGTTCTTGTGATGCTCGCAGAGTGGCATAACTATTGAGCTTAACTCTCCCTTGCAGCGATACTTGGCAGCGGGCTTGCCACAAAAAACATCGTGGGAGATAAAGCCCGTACCGGATTCCTTTCGGGAACCTTGGATGAACTCACAGGTAATCACGCCTTTATCTCCAGTGGAAGTAGAGTGCTAGATGCTTCAGCTAGACTCTCTACTACAATTTCAGCCCTGGGCTCTCCATGAGTCCACAGCTTCCGGGCATGGATTTCTACCACACAGCAGTCGTCATGCCAAGCTACTTGGTTGAGTCCGTCTTTGATGGACTTGAGGCAGTTGTCGAGATCAGGCCGCTGAGTGTGAACCGCGCCTTCACTAAGCTTTTTTTGACGGCTTCTAGGGATACTGAAATAAAATCTAGCTGTAAGAATAACTGCTTCAGTTCCGCCTGGAATTGCTCCAGCTTCACGGGCGCAGAGGGCAACAAATGACTCATAGGTTTCACTCTTCTTCCCCGGGGTTGAGACATTGGCCACAAACTCCAGTTGTTTCCCGCCACAGTACCGGCAGGGCCAGCCAATCACGGTGCGGTGACAGGCCATGCAGCGCTTGAGAGCAGCGGTGCGGTGCCTTTCCTTGGCTTGGACGCCTCCAGGTACGGTGAAAACGAGCCGCATAGCTAGGCACTGGCCTTCCCAATAATGGTGGGAATGGCAGTCTCAATGTCACTTCGTTTTGATCGGGGCTTGCGGGTCACGGGCCGGGAATCTTCAGCACTACTCTTCTTCAGTGCCACCCGGAACATCTTGGCATACCACTGACACTCGGATTTAGCACCCGTGTAGTCCAACCGGAAGTATTGGGCTCCCTGCTGGAGTTCCACGGTGAACTCTTTGCTGGATTTGGGAGAGGGTACCACCCTAACCTTCATTTCAATATCCTCGCTTTCACTTGAGCTGCCTTCTTCTGGGCCAGCCGCCAGCGCTTCATGTAGACCGCTGTTTTCCCCTGACAGTGATCGCACAGCCACTTGTAATGACTACGCTTCTTAGCACATCGTACGCAGCGACCCTTGGCTTGCTTGCGTAAAGCCCAGCTCCATTGCCTACTCACTTTCTGTTTGGGCATGAGTCAATATTAAATGTAATGCTTACGTGTGTCAAGTGGAAAGGAGGAATATTTAGCTTGACAAGCGGGAAAATAGTGCTATGGTTTCGCCCGACTGGTTGATCCCCAGTCCTGCTGCCTAGCAGATCAAGGGGAGGGCTCTCCAGCCCCCTCCCCGGACGCTGGAGAACCATGCCTGAGCCAATACGACCCTTGAGTCCCTTCTGCCTACGTGAAGAGCCCTTTCATCCACCCCAATTTCTGATTGAATCCTGGCTACCCAGCTGTGAGGTTAGCTTGTTTGGAGGACCGTCTGGGTCGGGTAAATCCCGCTTGTTGTTTGACATGTTGTTGCGCTGGCAGAAGGGGGATACGGTATTTGGCAAGAGGTCGAATCCAGTCCCATGGATCTACGTCTCAGCGGATCGGAGTGAAGATTCTGTCCATAGAACATTGGACAGCATGGGGATTGATTCTAAAGAAGTTCCATTACTTCCAGGATTTGATATGGGGCTTGATGATGCCAATTATCTTTTGGACGAGATCCAGAGATCTAAAGCCCAGCTGGCTGTAGTCGAAGCCTACGGTAGCTTTGTGAATCCACCCGGGAATAGCAAGTGTGTCAAGCAATTCATCATGCGCTGTCGGAAGTTTATGCGCGAGACCGGGACAACAATCTTAGGCGTCATGGAGTCTCCTAAACTTAAACCATTTGAACGCTATGAGTTGGCCAGACAACGGATCTCAGGAGCAGCAGGCTGGGGCCATTATTCCGAGACTATCTTCCTGCTGGAGCCAACCGATCTCAAGAATGCTGAAGACCCCAGACGTACCCTGCACATCTGCCCCCGCAATGGTCCCGCCGAAATCATAGAGCTTACTTTCAATCTCCAAGGCCATCTGGTACCGATAAAACCATACGAAAGGTATGGTATGACCATGTGACCACTAGACCATTCTATACCACTCTAAGTTATTGAAAATACATAATAGGTGAGTGAACTCTCTTTCTTAAGATCTTTCTTTCACTCAGCTACTACGTATTCTCAACAACTTACAGACATAAAAATAGGCAGGGGGGTCAGCCCTGCCCAGAAGTCGATCAGCCCTACTCTCCGCCCAGCAACTTCTTGAGCAGAGCCTTGGGTAGCTTGTCATCATCGGAGTTGCACTGGACCACTTCCCAGCCCTTGCGGATACCGATGTCGACTCCCCAGATGTTGATCTGAGACCGAAGTAGGAACCAGAATACCTCCATGAGGGTGTCGTGGCGCTGTTTGTGCATGTTATAGTCAGGAGACTGTTTAGGCTCTTCCCCGGCAGCTTCAAGATCAATCTGCAGGCGTTGACCCTCGCGGCGGTAGAAGCAGGAGAGGGAGAATACGCGCTTGATGTAGTCGTCAGTGACGAAGCCCAGGTGTCGGTCGCTGGATTCCTTTTTGCTGGGAGGCGGAAGCATCTCCGGATCAGCGTTGGTAATTTCATCCAGAAGGGCTTTCATGGTGTCTTGAGAGGTAGTGATAGGCATAGTAACTCCTTTCATTGCTTCATTTTTGATAGAGTCTGAGCGTTAGTTCCTGCTTTGTGTCCCTGGCCGGACTGAGCTTTCGGAGCGGCGTACTCTTGCATGAGGCGAAGGGGACTTCCGGTAAGAGGCTGGCCAGAGTCATCAACAAACTTCCCATCGTCTACATCAACGTTGATGTGACCCAGCCCTAACCCCATGTTATCGTTCTGGATATGGGGACCCCCACAATCGGTGCAGTACCAAGTCATTTTCTCCCGAGTACGAGCCTTTTTAGCTTGAGCAATGGCCTGGTTAGCCTTCTCCAAGGTGTCCTCAATGGGTGGTGGCTGGACCGGTTTCTCCAGTCGTTTCAGTAGCTCAGCCGCAGCCACTTCCCGAGGAGTCTTAGGTTCCTCAACAATCTCAACCTGTTGCTTCTCTGGGCTAGGTGCTTTCGGCATAGAGTTCCTCCAACTCCGGCTGGTGGGATGGACTGATGGTTGAAATTGCCCTGAAGATCACGGCTGAGGTCAGGGCTGCTATTAGAATGGCCATTGCGGAGGCAGAAAGCCATGCTAGAGGGCCTGCTGGCCTTGAGGTGAGGGTAAGTAGCCCCCCAACCCAGTGGGAGGCACAGTAGGGGCAGGAAACCAGCTCTCCCCACCAGGGGGACCGGTAACGGACCCAGTTTCTGACCGGGCTGAACAGCTTGGATTTGGTCAGAGTGAGGGAAATCACCCCAGTAGTAACGCCTATCTCAAGTATATTCAATAAGTTAGTCATCTCCAAAGCACCCACATCCTTTCAGTGAAGTAGTGGCAATGGTTTTCTTGGCAGCTGAGATAGCTGATCTGGCAGCTCTCAGCACATCGTCGATACTGGGAGCTTCTACTCGGTGAGAGATACTCAGATCTGAGCCTCCACCACCTCCCAAGGCAGACACTGATCCTGTTTTCTGCTTCTGGTCCATTTTAACAATCTCCTTGTTAATGAATAACTTAGGCTGGTACTACCCCTACAATCTTGGTCTTGAGGAAGTCCTCAAGTGCTCGGATATCAGCGGTGTGATCCACTTGAGCCATAATGGTCTTAACTGCATCAGTGGCTTGGTACAAGTGCTCTTGATTGAGTTGCATGGCAGCTTTCGACTTATTCCCAGTTGCCACTGCCTGCTGCAACACCAGACTCGTAGCCCTGTCTACAATCCCCGCAATCATGGCCCCTGAGGCGATGTGGCCCAAGGTGAAGGGAAATGTATCCCCCCGCTCCGTCTTGAGCACCAGCAAGCCGCTAGAGGGGCTAAACAGGCCTTCTGCAGCATGGGCTGATAGCGCTTTTGCATCTTGCACGGTAGGTACCCGGTTCAGATAGATCCGGAAGATCTCAGCCGAGTCTTTCTGGTTGGGTCGGTCTACCCGGATGCGGCGGTCAATTCTGCCCTCCCGGACAACCGCTGAATCCAGCCGGTCTGGCCGATTGGTCGCCAGAATCACCATGGCCCCCGAGTCACTCAACCCATCCAGCTCTGCCAAGAAAGCGGGCACAATGGTCTTGTCCATATCACTGCTGACTCCCGATCCCCTGCGGCTGAGCAAAGACTCGCACTCATCCACGAATACAATTGCGGGATAGCCATGCTTAGCCCGATGAGCCCTGGCCAGATGAAACAGTCCCCGAATGGTGGCTTCAGCTTCTCCCACCCATTTGGAGAGAACCTCGGGTCCCTTCACGTAGATGTACCCACTCGCTGCCGCCTCAACATCATGCAACTTGGCAATCGCTGCCGCTGCAGCTTTCGCGAGCAAAGTCTTCCCGCACCCCGGCGGCCCCTCCAAGAGCACCCCCTTGATCGGCCTCTTGCCCAAGGCTTTGTAGAGATCTTTGTGCAGAATGGGATACTCAATTGCCTCTCTCAGCTGAGCCTTAGCATTGACCTGACCCCCTACATCATCCCAGTTGAGATTCAGTTCTTCGTTGAACTGAAACCTCTTCTCAGCCTTCCCCAGATTCTCAATGGCGGTGGCTAAGAAGGGAGAATGCCCTCCCACCACCAACCGATCCCCCACTTCAACATTCTTCAGGGGATTCTTGTGCAAGGGAATGATCTGGCCCCCCAGCTCTAGCATTACCCGTCCATTCACAATCTCTGCCACTTTCATAGTCGCCATGGGAGTAGCCGGGATCTCAATCTTGCCAATCAGTGCCACTGATCCCATGGTCGACTTCCCGACATGCAATCTATCCCCAATTTCAAGCTTGGTCTTAGCCAAGTTTTTAGGCCTGAGTACGAATAACCGTTCATCAATGATCAGCTTCTGGCTACCGTCTGCTTCTACTGGCAGGATATTAGTCAGTGTGGCCAACATTCCCGGGGGCTCAGCTAAGTCTTTCAGTATCTTGTCCTGTTCCTTCAACTTCTCAGTTACCTCGGTAAGTGCAGTTTTGAGTTGCTCAATAGCAGCATCTTTGGGATCAACATTAGCCATTTCTGATTCTCCATTCTGACGCAAGAAATCCCTCTCAGTAAGTTTTGTTCAGATTGTTACTTGGGGCTTACCAAGAGGGATTGTTTCATTATACTAAGTCTATTATATATATCTATTACTATAGATACTTAATAATAGACTCTTAGCTAAGACCTTGATCAATCTCCAAACATGGCCTTTAGCTCAGCGGTGATTGCCTCTAAGTCAGTGACAAGCCCTCTCAGAGTACGACGACTAGCAGTAATCTGTGGCTTATTCTGTAACTCCGGAGGAAACGGACTCTCAGTAGAGGCTTGCTCCCGTCTCTGTTTCTTATTCTTGCGCAAAGAAGCCCTGCGGATCATCTCTACACTCCTCTGCTCGGGAGTCATCTTAGCCCAGTAAGCACTAAAGCCTGGACCACTACTTTTCCTTCCACTACCAATTCCACCCATAATCACGCCTCCTATTTGATGATAGCTTTGGTGCTACCATCAGGGTTAAGTAACACCGCTTGTTTGGGACCAACCTTGGGTGACTCGAGGCTGGGGATGGGTACCAACGTCAATGAGACATCAGTACAATACGAGAACTTGAGAAACTTGTAGTATCTACGCTTGCTGGTTTTCCCGACGGCCATGGTGGCCACTTCTCTGGGGTCCATGGCTTTGGCTCGGGTAGCGGTGATCTGCAGCATCTCGGCATAGATAGGCTTGATGCCCAGCCGGATCAACTCCCTTATCACCGCCCAGGGAGCCACCACCACCATCTCATCCCCCTTGGCCTCGATGAATCTTCGCTTAATCACCTCTGCTGAAGAGAACGCCCGGGTATCAGTGATCAGTTCATGTCCGGGAAACAGACGTTCTAACTCAAGTTTCTGGGAGATCAGGGGGGCATGTCGACTCATCCAGACCACTTTCTTCGGCATTGTTAGCCTCCATTTCATTGAAAGGCTACTAGCCTTTATCATCCACTGAGCCCAGCACTGCCCGGATATTTTCAGTGTGATGATACTTGCGTATTTCCCGACTAGGACCGGTATTTCCACCCTTACCCTTATCCCATTTCTTTCTACCCTCTAAACTTTTAGTGGGATGAACCTTAGATAGAAAGTATGTCCCAGGATTGAACTCTGCTCCCCGGTCGAAGCTGGTAATCTCTCGGGCCACGCTGCCTGGAATCTTGAATCTAACGGCTAGCGTTCCCTTTACTAAGTATGCCACACTACGGGCAATAATCACGCCGTCTGCCTTGTAAGCCCGTTTACAGGCTACTGCCATGGCACACTCTTCATGGTTGCGGCGCTTGGAGCTGGACTCATCATGTTTGGTCACCTCGATGGTCAAATTCTTCTTGGCATCTTCTACCTTGGTGACGTTGGGAAAGTGACGTTGTACAATCGCTAATACTCCTCGGGCCATAGATCAATTCTCCTATCTCACGTTCACCTTACGGTTCGCGTTCGTTGTTGAAATTAAATCGGTATCTGGCCTTAGCAATTACCTCAAGCTTAGAAGTCTCAGCTTTGATCTCATCAATCTCTTGTTTAATGCGATCAATAGAGGCCACACTCTTACCCATGGAATACATACATAGTCCTACAAAGGGAATGTTCAGCCAGTAAAACAACCTTCCCCACCAGGTCTGGCAGGGATGCCAAATCTCATACATGGTGATTACACTGATGAACGCAATGTATCCCCAAGGAAATATCCGGTAGTGACGGGCCAGCCAGGAGAGTTGTCTCAATTCGACCTCCAGGGATCAGGCTCAATATATTTCTTGTGGGCCTGCTGATAATAATACTCCAGCGATTGCTCGGACTGCTCGGCAGCTTCTTGCTCGTAATAATTCTCTTCGTGCAGGGGAGAAGTAGGGCTGAGTGACTGGATCAGGGCATTGAACCCCGTCTTGATCGCCTCCAGCATGATCCCATGCTGG